AACATGTACGCCGAGTACGAGCGCACCACCGGGTTCGAGCGGGCCTTCTGGGCGCAGGTCGAGAAGAAGCTGCGCCGCACCAAGAAGACACTGGAGGAGAGCTTCACCGAAGAACAGATCATGAGCTTCCGCAAGCATGTCCCGCTGCCGACCGACTAACCATATCGATCCAAGGCAGTGTCCTTCCCCCATGAACGCCAGGCTGTCCCTGGCTCATGACGCATCAGGTCGGTTCACCTCGCCTCATTCCGAGTCGCTCCGACCTCCCGAGCCTTTCCGACAGCCCGCCCCAGCCCGTCTCCGCGCACTTACCCCGTCGCCTCTCCTCGTCTCTTCGTCCGACTACCCACGCCTCTACAGCTCGTGTCAAGACGTCGCACCACTGCCCCGATCCGACAAGTCGGCCCGCGTCTGATCCTGTACGCCACTTCTCGTTCCCGACTTGCCGTCCCTGCTCAGATCAGCCCCTCGCCGTTTCTCTTCGCCTTCCGACAGCCCTGCCCGCGGCTAAATCAACCCCTCACACTTCAGCCCACATCCGACGCGTCATCCCGTCCCACCTCATCGTCCCGCCCCGTCTCGTCGGTTCGCTCCCGACCACCCGGCCCATCTCAGTCGCCTGTCGTCCCAGCCCATCTCTGTCCCGACGCCCCTCGCCGCCCCAGCCTCCGCCCTGGTCCGCGCTTGTCTCGTCGCCTCATCTCTCTCCCGACTCGCCATCTCACCCTCCTGGCCACCTTCACGTCGGCTCAGGCCAATTCCGACTGTCCTTCTCCGCGCCCTTCTCCTCGTTCCCCGACCGACCACCCGTCTCTCTTCACTACCGGTCTCGTCGCCCCAGTTTCCGACCACCCACTTCTCGACGCCTCGCGCCGCTTCTCCTCTGCTCCTCGCCATCTCCGACTGACCATCTCGTATCCAGCCTGCCCCGGATCCCGCCTGACTCGTCTAATCACTGCTCTACTGCTCAGCCCTTTCCCGACAATCCAAGGAGTCCCATGCCCACGTCCGTTTTCGCCGACCAGTACTTCAACGCCTACGACCACTTCAACGCCGAAGTGCGCTTCATCGACATCGCCGGGGCCACACCCACCGACCAGCGGGCCATCGAGGGATGGATCCGCAAGAACATGCGGGACGAGAAGGCCGAGGACGAGATCGCCCGCCACATCATGGAAGCCATGGAGGAGCGGGGCGTCACCCTCCCCGAGGCCGAGAGCCTCGTTATCGCCCAGTCAAAGCTGATCGGCTTCCGCCGCCACGGCCCCGAGACCTGCCCGCAGTGCAAGCGAGGCATCGACTGCGCCGACGCTGGCTGGAAGGGGCTCTTCTTCGAGGGCCGCTGCGTGAAGTCGGCCATCAAGGAGTACGCCAACCACACTTGGCCGAAGCGGACCTGGGGCCCAACCCGCAAGGGGACGATGTCGTTCTGGGCCGAGCACGTCCACGTCGTCGAGGACCGCCTCCCGTTCCACCGGGAGGAACCCGACGAGGTGGAGCAGTCCTTCGTCCACGTCTGGCGGGGCCACGGCTTCAAGTACGAGGAGATCCTCTACGACGCCACGCTGGCCTTCACCGTGGCTGTGACCAAGGAGGGGATGAACCTCATCTCCGACGAGGACTGGGCCACGCTGTGGACCCGGGGCCAGAAGCTCGGGATGGGGGCCAGCCGCTCGCAGGGCCGCGGTGAGTTCTACGTCACCAAATGGGAACGGGCCGACACACCCAAACCCAAGCGCCCGAAGAAGTAGCGACATGGGGCGGTTCCTCCCGGGGGCCGCCCCTCTGACTGGAAGTACGCTTTCCCCATGGCGCTCACCGAGCCCGCCCGGCTGAGGCGATGCACCGCCTCGCCGTGCCGAACCGGGACAACCCTATCTCGCAGCTTCCAGCGAAAGCAGTGAATCCTCTTGCCAGAACTTCCTCTATCTGTCACCATGTCTACTCAGTGGCAGGTGATCTGTAGGTTCTCTTCATTTTGGACAATCTCAACAGCGATGCCACTGATCCGCAGTCGGCCTGACTTGACAGGGCTTGACTCGGCAAGGCATGGCAGGGCAAGGCTTTCGGCCGAACTTGGGCTCGGCTGGACACGGTAGGTAGGGAAGAGGCGGTCCGACCTAAGCGGGCCGCCTCTTCGCGTGGGCCATACTGGGGACATGGCGACGGCGGCCGACGACGACCAATCCGACGCGCCCGGAGCGTCCGGGACCCCGCCGGAATCCACCGAGATCCGCACCGTCCACCGCTTCCTCGACCAGTTCTACGAGGCAGCCCCCCTCGACCACCGGGTCGACGCCGCCGCCTTCTACCGGGCCCTCTCCGCCTGGGCCGACGAGCGCACCCTCCCCGTCCCGGGCAAGAACACGACCTACGCCGCCGTCCGCAACCGTGGCATCCCCGTCGAGCGGGGCGCCCAGAACGTGCTGCGGATCCACGGCCTGCGCCCCCGCCCTTTCGCCCAGCACGACCTGGCCCGCCTCGAGGGTCACCACCACCACCTCCAACTCACCCGATCCGCCGACCGGGAGCAGAGAACCATGACCCACGACCTGGCCGCCCAAGCTCGCTCCCTGGCCGACGAGGCCCTCGCCCAGCTGCTCCCGGCCAGCTTCGAGGCCCTACGTGCCGGGCTCATCGACCCCGATGTCAGGGTGCGCCTCCAGGCCAGTGAGGCGGTGCTGTCCCGCTGTGTCCCGAAGGTCAAGGTCAAAGAGACCGACCCCAACGTGATCGATGTCCCCAAGGCCCAGGCCAGGCCGAGTTTCGCCGAGGTGGAGGCCATCGTGGTGTCGATGCAGGTCGGCAACCAGGAGCGGCAGAGCGCATTGCGAGAATCAGGAGAGCGCCGCACAGGGGAAGGCGCCGAGCCCGAATAAAGCTCATTAAGGGCGATTTTCGGGTGACTTTTCAGGAACGAAGTTGAACGAATCCCATTTTCCAAAAACGAAATCCAAATTGTCCAATTCGATACTTCGTTTTCAGAATTTACATTGTCACAATCCCTACTAAGGAGCCCGCCCGCCCCCCAAAAGCCGCAAAAGCCGCAATCCGGGCAAGCCACCCGAAGTGGACATACCGGCACGTACGGTGTGGGAGATGACGACCCGCTCGAGCGGGCCCGAAACGGACACCGGCCCGTCCCCGCCTCCGGCGGATCCGACCGATGAGCTTTGCGGGAGGTGGACGAGCCGTAGCGTCGAATCTCCGGACCCATGGACGAAGAGGAGTACACGCCATCGGTCTGGTCTCTGCTCATGGCCGCCAGACGGGCCAGAGACGAGGTTTTGGACGCCATCCGCGATCATCCCGATCTTTGCGTCTACTGCGGGGACTACGCGACGTCGCGGGACCATCTCATTCCCCGCTACAGCTCCGGAGAGATCTGGCGGGGAGTGGTACCTGTGGTCCCCTCCTGTGTGGCCTGCAATAGCTCGCTCTGCGACGCGCTGGTCATCCCAGTCCATGAACGGGCGTGGCACGTCGCACGCTCGCTCAGAGCCCGTCATGGACGGCTCCTGCGGCAACGCCCGTGGACGGACGATGAGCTAGCAGACCTGGGCCGCGGGCTCCGTAACAGTGTGCGAGCCCATGAGGCACAGAGACGGCTCCTGATGGCCCGTCTGGCTGTCCTGGAATTGGGTGGGCTCACGTATGCCTCCGGAATGACGGGCGCGGTGGAACGGGCGCAGGGAAGCCTCTGGGGCCATGCTGAGCGAGTGGACCGATAGCCCGGGAAAACGGAAAGGACCCCGCCGTGTTGGCGGGGTCCTTTGCGTCTGCCCAAGGGGACGCGGTGGGGTCAGTCGGGGGCTTCGGGCATGATCATGTCCAGATACCGGGCGTGCGCTTCGGCATCGGCCTGCGGCCAACGCGGCGCTTCCTCCGCGGCCAGACGCCGCGCAATCTCGTTCGTGAGACGGACGCGGGCCAGCGCCCGCAGAGTGTGCGGCCCGTAGCGCCGGTCAAGGGCCGAGAGGTGACGGATCTCGGCCCGTATCTCGTCCACCGAGAACAGGTCAGGATCGGTCTGGGGGGTCGGCTCGCCGTGACGGGCGCGCCCGGGAACGTAGGTCATCGTTGGTCCTTCCAGGTAACGCCGCGGATGGCGCGTCGGATGTTCGCCTCATGCACGCCGTATCGCTCGGCGAGTTCTCGGGTACCGATTCCCTGCCACCCTTTCGGTGGACGGCCGGTCTTTCCCCATGTGGGGAGCGACCTGATTTCGGCAACCTGCTCTGCTGTCAGTTTCGCTCTCGGGTTGTGCTCACCCTTGAGCGCTTTCCCTGCGTTGTTCTGTCGCCCCTTCGCGGCACAGTCCGCGGCGTTGTCCTTTGGTGTGCCGATGAATAGGTGATCGAGACGGTAGCAATCCCGTACGTCACAGGTATGGCAGACTTCCATACCCGGGGGGACAGCGCCGTTGTAGCGCTCCCAGACGTGAACGTGAACGCCTTTGCGAGCCCCTTCCCACCACGCGTACACGTAGCCCGAGTTATTGGGCCTGAGCCGAGTCTCGCGCCAGCAGGCACTCATGGCACGCGCACGAAACCGCTGGCAACAGCATCTGCCAGTTGCACGCTGATCGCCCCTGCGCCTTTGCGCGTGACGCGCTTGTAAGACAAGCCAACGATAGCGTCTGTCGGCTCTAGGAATCGGCAATCGCTACGGTCCCCATCGACGACCGGCCGACCCATGTACGTTTCCGGCAACTGACCAACCCGGCAGGCAAAGACCACCACCGGTCGGCGCATGGTGGCAATGGCCCGATCGGGCGTGCGCTCATCGACCGAGAAGGAGAGGTCATACCCGAGTGACTCGCACAGGTCCAAGTCCCGATGACCGCGCCCTTTGGTGTAGTCGTAGACCCGTACCCCGCCGTCCGTCGCACGCTTGATGAGCCACGGCACGATCAACTCCCAACGGATGTCCGAGAACACGTTCAACCTGAGCGCGACGAGCCAGCCCTCAGGCCTCTTCCCGGCCGCCATGCGAACGAGCGCGTCGACCTCTGCCACCAGCAGACGGAAGAACACCAGCGGCTCTTCGGCCAGCAGCGCCGTTTTCCAACCCCGGGCGCGGTTGGGCATGTCGGAGAGCCCACCCTGCCCGGCCCCTTCCAGACAGGTCAGCGCACACTTACCCGACCAGCGGCAGGTGTTCCACTGCTCCGACAGGGTGTGGGGGAGGAGGGACAGGCCAACGGTGTAGACCTTGTCCCCGTTGGACAACTCCAGTTTGTGATTCCCGCCCAGCAGCGGACGCGCCTGCCGCTCGAACCCGTAGCGCACTCGGTAGTCGAGCCGGACGGTACGGGCGTGCTTGAGAGGGACGGCCATGACTGCTTCTTCGGTGATCCCCGCTCGCTCAAGGAGGCGGGAGAGGTCCTTCGCGGTTGCGCTCATGACGCCACTTCCTGCACCGTTGCGAAGTACAACCCGGAAGCGAACCGATCAGCTTGGTACTGGGCCCGGTAGCGGTCATCCCCGTAGTCGATAGTGACGGACAGCCAACGGGAAGGGGCGGTTTCGATTTCGGCGAGGATCGTACCGATGCCGTACCAGTAGGCGTCGAAGGTGCGTCGATCAGGAACGGCGACACTCAGTAGGTAGTGCACGGCTATGCCTCCTCGTCGTCGGAGGCGTCCTCGTCCCAGGAGTCGCGGGCCATTTCGATCTCTGCATCGGCGAACCATTCGGCCCCGTCCTCGACGCGGGTCACGCGGTACCCGGCAATGGTGGCATTGGCCAGCACCCATCCGACCATCTGGCGAAGAGCGTCGAGGTCGTGCTCAGCCGAGAAGCGCATAGAGAGGGTCACGTCGTAATCCATCATGGTCGGTTGCCTTTCGTGGTCACCAGTTGTCATGGTGCGATCTTCCTCTACACCAACCCCCTTGTCAAGCCCCCCATGTAGAAGATAGGCACCCTGTGCCCCGTTCTGTCAGCTGGAATCCCTTCTGTCCGTTTCCTCCGACCGGCGCGCGTGGGTTTCCCGACACACGTCGGGGAGAGAGCGGGGCGGGGACGGGCGCAGAGACCCCTCATCCCAGACACCAAAATTCGGACCCTCGAACACACGTTCGAGGGCCCTCATCCCGGACACAAAAATTCAGACATCCGAACAGACGTTCGCCTACGTCACATCACCGTCGGAGTGTCGTCGCAGCCAACGCCACAAGCGACGGCTCGGCATGTTGTCAACGTGGTTCAGGTCAATGATGAGCGCCGGATCTGCGACCAGCGGAACCGGGGGCGGGTCTGCGACTGATTCGGCGGGGCGTACGGGTTCAGCCACGGTCGCCCTCCGATATCGCGGCAGGGCCGTCGATTAATAGCGGGGTCAACGGTGTTCCACGGCGTTCCACATCAAGAGCCGGTCCTGCATCGGACGGGACAACTCCTCCAGTCCAACCTCAACATCGTCAGCGACGTGAGCCATCAACCAGTCACGCACCTGCTCGGCCTTCTCCTTCTGCCGAAAGGGTCCGAAGGCTTCTGAGGCACCGGTCCCTACTACCATCACGATCCACTTGTAGCGTCCACCCTTGGGTCCGTTATCCATGGTCTGATCGTCTCATCGTCACCAAATTTGCCTGACACATGGACGCAGCAGTATCGGCGGAGTATTCGCTCCTGCTCATGGCTGGCAGGGGGTGGAGCGGGGGGCCTGCCAGGTGAAGCCGGTGGAGTCACGGCAGGTCCGCAGGAAGGAGGCCCGGTGGTCGATGGCCTGGGTGGCGCCGAAGAGCAGGCCGACGAGGATGATCATGCCCAGGGCCCAGGTGGCCAGGGCGACGGTGATGGCGGCGAGCCAGGAGGGGGTGCCACGGAGGAGGGTGATGAAGGCCTCGGGCTCGCTGAAGTACAGGGTGTTGATCTGGATGTTGTCGGGGGAGAACCGCTGGCCGAGGATGCCCGGCTCGCCCCGGGGGCGCCAGCCGAGGTGCTGGTAGGTGAAGCGGTTGCGGTAGGGGGTGGAGGTCCAGGCCACGAGGAGGGAGTTGGGGGTGCGGCTCCGGTTCCAGGTCCCCATGACCGACCGGGCCAGGCGGTGGGCGCACAAGAGGGTCCAGGCGAGGATGAGGAGGAGGCCGACCAGGGCCACGGCGAGGTGGGCGGCGGTGCGCATCAGTGCTGGCGGAGGATGTTGTTGACCGCCTGGCCGGAGATGCCCAGGAGGCGGCCGACATCGGCCTGGGACAGACCGGCGTCGAGGGCGACGCGGATGGCGTCGGCCCGCATCTCGGCCAGGTCCGAGAGCCGGTCCCGGGTCACGTCGATCTGCTCGGCCAGCTTCTTGGCCTGGTTGATGGCGGCCGCTGCCTTGGGGGTGACCGCCACGGTCTTGGCGGCGATGGTCTTGGCGGGGATGGTGATGTTGTCCATGCCCGCAGGATGGACTCCCCGGACCGCTTTGTCAACCCCTCCCTTGGCGCCGGGTGGCCCGCTGGCGGGAGATCTGCGCCCTTTGCGCCGGGGTGAGCCAGGACCCGGCCCACCAGTGCTGGCAGAAGGCCCAGGGCTGGCCCACCGGCCCGCCGTCACGCAGAAGGTGCTTCTCCCGGTAGTGGACGGGGTAGAGCGAGCCCGGCGGGAGGAGGAGCACGTCATCCCGGCCGGGTAGCACAGCCGTGGTCACCCCGGGCCCGGACTCCCAGGCCCCGCCTCCTCCCGCCACCACCCCCATGGCCCGGGAGAGGCACGACAGGATGGCCGGATGGCCCGCCTCGGCCCCCAGCACGGCGTCGGGGACCACCTTGGCGTCCTCCCAGGCGGCGAAGCAGCCCACTCCCCGGAGGGGCTCGAAGGACCGCAGGGGCTCCACGTCGGAGTCCACGTACACCCCGCCCCGCAGCGAGAGGTCCTCGAGGCGGATGAGCCCCGCCCGCTGGGCCCCCGAGGTGCAGTGGCCCCAGAGCCGGGCGGTGGCCGGGAACCACTCCTCGGGCACGGGGTCGCGCCAGGTGACGAACTCCCAGCCGGGGTGGAGTTCCTGGAACCGGAACCAGAACTGCTCGGTCTCGGAGACCACCTCGGCCGGGACCGTCCGCACCAGGCGCCGGGGGATCATCGGGCGAACCCGTAATTGACGATGAACACCACCAGTGACAGGACGAGGGTGGCGGCGGCGATCATGTAGCCGAACGTGGCGGCGTTGCCCGCCGTCCGCCCGGCCAGCTTGTCCATGTAGGTGGTCAGGTTGTCGATCTTCTCGGCCACGGTGTCGAAGCGTTTCTCCTGGGCCAGCTCCGCTTTGATGACGGCCTCTTTGGCCGCCGCCATGGCCGCGGCGGTGGCGTGCTCGATGGCCACGAAGCGCTGCTGGATGGCCTCGAAGCGGTAGTCGGTCTCCCGTCGCAGGTTGTCCAGGCCCATGTCAGCGGCCCGGCGCCGTTCCCCGTTGTCCTCGGTATTCATTCATCCGCCTCCTCGGCCCGGGCGGCGTTGTAGGCCGACAGGTGGCCCACGAAGTTGGCGTAGAGCGACATGGCCGCCACCCACAGGATGGACTGCTTCCACCACAGCAGGGTGGGGGCCAACAGGGCGGCCCACACCCCGGCCAGGATGAGGTGGATACGGCACATGATCCTGGCCGACACCCGCTGGCTCACCGGACGAACTCCCCCACCCAGACCGACTCGGCCCAGATGGACGTGGCGGCGTAGCGGCGGTGCTCCAGCCGCCTCGTTTGGCGCCAGCCGGAACCGTCGCGCACGAACGTGGCCTGACGGGTCGGGGTGACCGGCAGGCGCCCGTCGAGCACGGCCGAGTCCCAGAACGGGTGCCAGCCCATGGGCGTGGTCACCAGCATGGCCCCGCCCGGGCGCACCAGTTCCCACAGGTGCCGGAGCGCATTGACGGGCCCGTCGGGATGGCGCCCCTGGTCGGGCTCGTCCCAGCGGACGTGCTCCAGGGTGGAGATCGACACCACCCAGTCGTGGTCCTGGTGGTAGTCGAAGAGGTCCATGGCCAGGTGCCGTCCCGGCTCGTAGCGGTCGATCACCGTCCAGGGGGCCCGCATGTAGTGGGAGAGCACGTTGCCGATCTCGAGCCCGCCCCCCGCCGACCCCCGCTGGCCGATGAACCACCGGGCGATGGGGATCTCCACCGCCCGCTCGTTCTCCCCGGAGTGGTTGTAGGCGTCGCGGCAGTACTCGAGTTCGACATCCCAGTAGTAGAACCGCTCAGGCGGCAACATCGGCCCGCCCGTCGAGAAGGTTCCTCATGGCCTCGGGGTCCCAGCGCGCCGCCAGGTACCGGTCGCAGCGCTCCTTGTTGGCCAGCATGGTCGGCGAGGTCGGCTGGTTGCCCGAGGACACGGTGTGCCAGATGTGGAAGAGCACGCCGGGGATCTTGAACATCTCCTCTCCCGACATGGTCTCGCAGGCCACCCGGAAGGCGATGTCCTCGTAGCCCCAGCCGACGAATCCCTCATCGAAGCCCCCCACCGCCTCCCACAGTTCCCGGGTCACCACGTTGGCCGACGAGCACGCCCCCCGCAGACGGGCCCGGGTCCAGCGCCGCCAGGTCCGGGGCGCCGCCCGTAGGTCGACCCGGCCCGGGTCGGAGGCCAGGACGTGGGGCGAGCCCTGCTGGGTCAGCTGGTGGCGTTCGGTGTAGGCCAGCACGGGCCCGCCGGTGCGGACCGCCTTGTCGATCGCCCCGGTCACCATCTTGTGGTACAGCACCACATCGGCGTCGATGACGACGGCCACGTCCCAGTCCCCGGCCTCGGCACTGGCCCGGTTGATGGCCGCTGAGCGATTGAACGGCCCCTCGTCCTCGTCGTGCCAGCCCTCGAAGATGGGCAGCCCCACCTGGAGGGCCCAGTAGCGGCGCACCCAGTCCCAGATCAGATCCCGCTCGGGGTCGGCCCGGCGAGGGACCAGCACGACAGCGTTCACGTCACCGCTTCGGTGGTGAGGGTGCCGTCATTGGCCACCTTGATCCGATACCGGGTGTTGTTCGGCGCCTTCAGGATCACTCCGTCCTCGGGGACATTGAATTCGGCGTCGTGGTTGAACAGGACCGAACCCAGACTCAACTGGTTGTTGATCCAGCCGATGGAGGCGCGACTGTCATAGGGACTCGTGGCGCCGTTGGAGAGGTAGAGCACCGAGTCGTACGGATCTGACAACAACAGCCAGCGTGGGTACTCGTCCCCTTCGAGCTTGGCGGCCATGACCGGCTGGTCCTCGGGAAACACGAGGACGGTCATGGTGGCGTCTCCGCCACGGATGGGGTCGGGCATTTCCTCGGTGGTGAACGCAGTGGCTGCCATCGACGCACCGGATTGCCCTTGCAGATCTTCGATCTCACGTTCCAGGTAGTTCTCGAACTCGGTCATGTGTACCACCCTTCTCCGTAGAGGGTCGCCAGGCGGTCGATCCACCAGTCGTACTGCGGGGCGCAGGCCTCGAGGGTGAAGCGGCCCATGGCCCACTCCTGAATCGTGGCGGGGTCGAGGCCGTCCACCGCCTCGGCGCCGAGGAGGAAATCCGAGAGGGTGTGGCAGAGATAGCCGGAGTGCCCGTGCGCCACCGTCTCGGTGTAGGCCCCGAACGGCGATGCCAGCACCGGCGTGCCGCTCAGCATGGCTTCGGCCGCCACGCCGCCGAAGGGCTCGATGTACACGCTGGGCGACAACAGCGCCCGGGCCCCGGCCAGGAGGGCGGCCTTCTTCGCTCCCCGTACCACCCCGACATGCTCGATGCCCTCGAGTGCCGCCCCCTGCCCGGCGGTGACCACCCGGTGGTGCTCGGCCAGGCGCCGCACCACCTCGAGCCCCTTGCGCTCGGTCATCCTTCCCATGAACAGGAGGTAGTCGGACTTCTCATCGCTGAAGATGTAGTCGGCGGGGTCGAACGAGTTGGGTATGACCACGTCGAACCAGCGCCCGTCGGTCACCCCGGTCCGACCCCAGACGTAGTGCAGCCAGGCATAGGACTCGAAGCACTTGTGGGTCTCGTTCAGCACCCCTTCGTAGCCCACCCCGCACTCGGCCACCACATGGTGGGGAAAGGCTGCCTGGATGGGCGCCTGGGCCCGCCCCATGGTCAGGAAGATGATGTCCTCGGGCCCGATGCGCTCCCCCATGGAGGTCACCGTGCGGGCGTTCATGGCCAGCCAGGGCGCCGAGAGGGGATCGAACTGGTCAAAGACCGTGTCCTCCCAGGTCTCGCTCCCAAACCAACTGGCCCGGTCATCCTGGGTCACCACCGCGACGTGCTCGGTCACCGGGGCGTCACATTCCGGTCCCGAGTAGAGGTACACCTCGCGGCCCAGGTCGGCCAGCATCCGGCACAGGCGCAGCGCCTTACCGACATAGGCGTCCGGCTCCCACCGGTTGACGAGGTCGCGATGCGGGGTGGGCGCGGCCAGGTGGATCTTCACACCGCGGCCGCGCCCCACATCTCCCGGTACGGCTCCGGTGGGTTGGTCGGGACCATCCGCCGCCAGGGCGGCCGCACCGCTCTGGCCACGTACAGGTTGGTGGGACGGCGGAAAACCCCGGTCATGGCACCAGCTCGGCGACGTAGGCGGTGGCTACCCAGGTGATGGAGTCGGCGGGCGCCCCGGTCATGCCGATAGCGAGAGCCTGGGACACGCTGGTGGAGAAGGCGGTTTCCGGCGTCCAGAGGATCTGGAGCCCCGCCCGGACGTTGAAGGTGTCGTTGTGGAGGGTCACCAGCGTCCCGGTTCCCACCGCGATCCTGGTCGTGTTGGCGGTCTCGGCCGTGAACGATGCCGCCGCGTCCCCGGCCCGGTTCGGGTTACGGACAACGCCCGTGTTCCCGCCAGAGCCCGACGTGTACGAGCCACTGGCCCGCTTGATGTACCAGTCAATCTGCTCTTCCTGGGAGTCGCCAAGCTCTGTGGTCTGACCGATGAACAGGCCGAGCAGCATGATGGCGGCCGAAGATCCGGCGATCAGTTCGAACCAGTCGATGGCCCCAGCCTGGGCTGACGCGGCCAACTGGACGGTGTAGGCGCGGGGGACGATCATTGAGCGGCCCTCCTGTCACGCCGCCGAAGCCGCTCCAGATGACAGGCTCGGCACTTCCGTCCTTGACGGCCCGAGGAGCTGTAGGTGTTCTCGGGGGTGTACTCGTGGTTCCGCGGGCAGTGGGTCTTCCGCTGGCTCGCCGACCGGCCTTTCCTGACCATGTCGAGGGTGTTGTCCCGGGGCGTGCCTAAGAAGTGATGGGCCGGGTTGATGCACCGGGGCGTATTGCAGGTGTGGCAGATGAAATGGCCGGGCGGTATCGGGCCGTGGGTCTGCTCCCAGAGATACCGGACCTCCGGCATGGTCCGACCGTTACGTCTGATCTGCGGCTCCCGCTGGCTCGGAGTCCTGGTCGAGAGGATGCACTCGTCAGTCACCGGCCACCTCGATCCAGCCGCCGGGGCCGATCCCGATTTCCAGGTCGGCCGCCACCACGGTCCCCTCCCCGGCAGCGACCCGGCCGTCGTCGTCGTGGTATCCCAGCTGGCCGAACAGGATCCGGATGTGGTCGTCCTCCCGGAGGATGGCGCTGATCGGCAGCGGGTCCGGTGTCCGCTCCATCGCGGGGCGCTCCCACCAGTTCTCGCCAGAGTGGGAAATCTGGACGACGGTCTTGCCGACCAGGCTCTCATCGATCTGATCGTATGGGACGGCCATCGGCCTCCTATCTGACAGCGAGGGTGCGGAAGGTGCGACGGTTGAAGGGCAGAGGCGGCATGGAAGGGGTGGGCGCTGCTGACGGTAGCTCGAAGTTGGCCCACGAAACCTGGGTTCTGATGGTGGCGGGGGCGGCCGCCAGTTCGAGGATGATTCCGGCCGAGTCCCGGGCGTTGTTGATGGTCGGGTTGTACGTCTGGGCGCCCGCCGCTGTGACCGTCTTGTAGCCGCCATAGATCGTCATGTTGAGGTCGGCGGTGGCGATGGACGTGCCGAGCTTGACGGTGTTGAAGCTCGACCAGGACCCGTTGGTGGTGTCGGCGTCCTGGGTGTAGGTATCGGAGGACGGCCCTTCCACCGCGACCACGCCGTAGGCCACGTTCCCGGCGGCAATCGAGGCATCCGTCACCGAGGCCAGGTTGGTCGAGGCCACGCCGTTGGCCTTGACCGGCGTCCCGACCACAGGAGTCGTCCCGTCGATTCCCGACCATTCCTCGGCCACGCAGGCCTGGACGACGGAGGCCCCGTAGGTGAGCCTGATCGTTCCGCTGGTAGCGGCGATCTTGATGACCGAGACGTTGCAGGTCACCCCAGCGCTGGCTACGCCAGGGTCGTTGTTCTGCTGGTACTCGGTGTGGGTCCCCATCGCCGTGCCAGAGAAGTTGGAAGGGACAAAGGTCACGGCGTTCCCGCCGCTCCCAGCGTTGTCGGCCGCGCTCCGGACGATGAGATAGTTCCCGACCGTGAGGCCGGTCAGCACGAGGTCGACGGTCGTGGTCGCGGTGTTGGAGTTGGCGCTCGCCCGGTCGGCCACGAACGTCGGCACCTGGTCGTTGGCGGTGTACGCCGGGGTGAATCTAAGTCTCAGGTCGCTGTAGTCGGTGATGGCATCGGCCTGGGTGGTCGTCAGCGTCTGGTCCTGGGTCGTCCAGGCATTCGAGATGCCGGTGTGAGACCAGGACGCCACCGGCCCGTTGACGATGTCGAAGTAGGCGTCAGCGTTACCGCTGGAGGCGTCGGACCAGGTGGTCGCCACGCTGTCGTAGACCTGGAGCTTCCCCCCGGCATAGGGGTTCGTGGTATTGCCATGGATGCCGTAGTTGTTGGTGGCGTTGACCGCCGTGGAGCGCCGCATGACGAGCCAGTAGGTCCCCGCCGCCAGGAGACCGGAGTTCAGGTTGAACGCCACCAGGGCGCCGACGTTGTTGTCGGTGCTGAGGCCGGACCCTGCCACCGAGGCCGTCACGATGTCGGTTCCGCTGGGGCTACCACTGGCATCGGCCTGGAGGGCCAGGATGAAGTTGTCGGTCGGCGACCCCACCTTGTTGAGGTAGAGGTTCACCGTGTCGACGGATCCACCGCCCGGCCAGGGGAACGACTGGGCGCGCCGTTCCTGACCGGTTGTCGCCCCCATGGCGAACGAGCCGACGGCGGCGTGGTCGAGGTTCTGGACGACGTTGCCCTGGTAGAGCCCAACGGTCAGGTTGGCCGCCCCACCGGACACGTTCTTCTCATAGCGGTAGTGGACGATATGCCCTGTCGAGGACAGGGGGTCGGCGATGTCGCTGAGGCTGGCCTCGTAGTACTGGGTCGTCACCGGGGCGGCCGGGGACTGTATGTAGTCGCTGTCGCTGGCCGCCACTTCGTCAATGGCCGTGTAGAGGTTGGTCGTTCCGCCGCTCTGGTCGGTCCACGAGTTGGTGGCTACGTCACCGTCGGGGTACTCGAAGTCGGCCATCGTCAGGTCCTTCTGTACCGGACAAACACCGTCAGGTCGGAGCCCGGGGTGCCGCTTCCGATCTGGTCCCGATCCACGGTCAGGTATTCGCCAATCGCTATGGCGGGGACATCGGGTACGGCCTCCGTCGTCGTGGCGTTCGTCCCGGCGGTGATCGTCGGCCGGTTGGCCTGGGTGGTGAAGATCGTTGTCCCGTTCTTGTTCACGTCGATAATGATGTCCGCGCCAGCGGGAGCCGTGGCGACGGCGGCCGACACGCCCAGGACCAGGGCGGTGAACGGGAAGCGGTAGCGCGACACTCCCGTTCCGGTGGTAAGGACACCGGACCCGGCGAACACCGCCAGCTGCTCGGGGGAGGCGGAGACGGCCTCCGGGTAGGCGTCGATTCGGCCCATCAGGTGGCCGCCTCGTAGCAGCCCGTCACCATGAGATGGTCGAGGTTCCCCCAAGTGAACGGGGCTGTGGCGGTCGTGCTCGCATAGCTGCCCAGCCCATCGTCGTGGCGGAGAAGTGCCGTCGTCGTGTTGTTGATCTGACAGCGGGCGTCATAGGCCTTGACTCCGGTGTCGACGTAGGTGGCTGGGCCAATCGGCCACTCCTGCACATAATCGGAAGCTGCCGGAATCGGCAACGTGAATGTCGGCGTGGTCCCCACCGCGCTGGTGGTGCCCAACACGAACCGGAGCCTGAAGTTCACCTCTCGACCCTGTTTGCTGAAGGTGGCCAGCGTCGTCCCGTTACCCACCGTCAGGTTCGTCCACGTCGGTACCCAGATCGCCCACGCCTCGCTGGCGATCATCCCAGCCGTGACCGACTGGCCCTGGGGCCAGACGGTGCCGGTGATGTCCTCGACAAGGATGAACGACGGCCTCGCGCTGCTGGCAATCAGGGACACGGTGCCGGTGTCGGTGATAGCCGCCAGCTTGTAAGTATGGGTCCCGGCGCTGGGGAGGACAACCGCTTCAACGTGGGCGTTGCTACCGTTGACGGCCGGGTTGACCCCGCCCTCGTTGAGAGTCGTCGTTCCTTCCTTGGCCCGGACAACCGCCGCCGTGGGGGTCCCCGCCGTGCTGGCGAACAAGGCATGGCCGGTGATGAGGAGGCGCCGCCCACCGGGGACGGTAACGGTCACCGAAAGGCTGGTGAGGTCAACCTCGGTCGTGGTGATACCGGTCTGGTTGGCCGCGACTTCCACATAGGCCAACGCGCTCGATAGCGCCCCACCCGGCGGGTAGACATCGATGCTCAAGCGAACTCCACTCCCGACACCGTGACGGTCAGGGCCGAGGCCGTCGATGCCTTCAGGGACACGAACCCGCCCGTCGCCAGGACCTGGGCCAGGGAGTAGATGACGGTGGAGTAGGCGCCGATAGGGGCTGTCGAGACCACGTTATTCGTCACCCCGGCCGTCCCGCCGGAAGCCACCAGGCTGATGTCGAGGTTGACCGCCGAGGCTGTGGTGTTGCAGACAACGATTTCCTTGATGATGGCGGAGGTGGCGCCGGGCACCGTGTAGGCGGTCGCATGTGATGTTCCCGGTTGGGTCTGCGCCAGGCGCTTCGGTGTGTATGTGGCCATCAGCAGCAACCCATCCAGAACAACCCTTCATCGGTCCCGCCGCCACCGGCAGGCGCCTGCCAGGTACCGACACCGGAGGCGTTGGCGGTGAGGACCCAGCCGGAAGTGGTGGCGGTGCCCAGCTGGAAACCACCCGGGTGCATCACGGTCTCGGCCGCGGTGCCGAGCATGATCTGGTTGGCGGCGGTGGTAGAGGCGCCTGCCCCGAGCGCGACGGCGGTGGCGTGGGCGGCGGAGGCCGTGCGGCCGATGGCGATGGCCTGAGCAGCGGTGGCAGAGGCCGCAGCCGCTCCTGAAGTACCGCCACCGATAGCGATGGATTGGGCACCCGATGCCCTGGCGCCGTTCGTCGCTGCCGTGTCGTTGCAACCCATAGCAATCGCAGCCAAGCCAGTGGCCGAAGCTGCCCTCGTCGCATCAGAGCCTCCACCAATAGCAATGGTGTTCGTAGCAGTTCCAGCGTTGGAAAACCGGCCGACAGCAAGAGACTCGGTAGTGGAAGCCGTGCAGCTTGCACCAATCCCAATCGAACTAGTGCCAGAAGCGGTAGCAACAGTGCCGATGCCTATCGAGTTGGTTGCAGAAGAAGCAGATACGAAGCCGATTGCGATTGCCTGAGTCCCTGTTGCCGAAGCCCCGGCGAACGACGCATCGCCTGACCCGATAGCCAAGCTGTTGGTCCCCGACGCTCTCGCCCCAGCAACCGCCGTGTTGTCCGATGCGCCGATGGCGATGGCCCCCTGGGCGGTGGCGTTGGGGGCGGCGGTGGTGCTGACCCCGGCGCCGATGGCGATGGCTTCCTGACCGGTGATGGCCTGGGCCCGACGGCCGATGGCCACGGCGTTGGCGACGTTGGCGGCGGCGTTGCGCCCGATGGCGATGGCGTCCGTCGCCGAGGCGTTGCTCTGGACCCCGACGGCGATGGCGTCGGCAGCGCCCGCCGAGGCGATCCACCCGATGGCGATGGCCTCAGCGGCGGATGCTGACGCTCCAGCGAAGCTGGCATCGCCGGAACCGATGGCGATGCTGGTAACTCCCGAGGCCCGCGCCCCGGCAACCGCGGCGCCGTTGCTGCCGCCGATAGCAATAGCGCCCTGGGCGGAAGCGTTTGGAGCACCAGTCGAGCTAGGCCCACCCCCGATGGCAATGGCGGCGTTGCCGGTGTTTGCACTCGCGCTGTAACCGATACCGATGCAGTAGTTGGAGCTTGCCGTTGAGGACGTGCCTACGGCGACAGTCCCGGTGGCACCCGAAGTGGACGAGTAGCCGACAGCAACGGGGCCGCCAGAGCCGCCGCCGCCGGAAGCGGAAGCGGTCGGACCGATGGCCACAGCCCCGTTGGAGGAGGCTGACGCACCCGCCCCGCCCGAGATGGCTCCGCCAATGGCAACCGTGCCGATCGCGCTAGAGACAGCCCCGACCCCGGTAGCGTCGCCTGAGCCCAGAGCAACCGAGCAGGCACCCGACGCCTTCGCCCCGGCGACACCGGAGCCGTTGCTGGCCCCGATGGCGATGGCGCCCTGGGCGTTCGCCAGGGGGGCGGCGGTGGCGGAGATGCCACCGCCGATGGCGATGGCTTCGGCGCCGGTGGTTGCTTGGGCGAAGGACCCGAGGGCGATGCCCTGGGTGATGGAGGCGACGCTCTTTACACCAACGGCTATCGCAGAGGCCGCGCTTGCTGCCGCTCCTGCGTTTGTACTGTCGTTGGTACCGATGGCGATGCTGTTGGCTCCCGAGGCTTTGGCTCCCGCGACACCTCCGGAACCTCCACCAATCGCGATGGCGTTGTTGGCGCTGGCCGCCGCGGCCTCGGTAGTCGAGATGTTGAAAGAACCACCGATGGCAATCGTGCAGCGACCCACCGTCGAACCCGCTGCGTCTCCCAACGCGATGCCAGCTGTTTGGTTGGTATTCGCTGCGATCCCGATGGCTATGGACTGTGCGGCGGAAGCGGACGCTCCAGCAAAGGACGCGTCCCCTGAACCAATAGCAACTGAACTGGTTCCGGAAGCCCGGGCCCCGGCTATAGCTGCGCCGTTGGATGCCCCGATGGCGACAGCGCCCTGGCCGGTGGCACTGGGGGCCGACGTGGCGTTGGAGCCGGTCCCGATAGCGATGGGCTGGGTTCCCGTCCCGGCGTTGGCATAGTCACCGATGGCGATGGATCCGGTAGACGAAGCAACCGGGATCGACCCACCGGCTTCGGCTGTCCCGCCGATGATGAGGCTGGTGGCGCCGCCGGTTCCGTCGTGGGTGTGGCTTGCGCCGCCACCGCCGGTAACGACGGTTTCGACTCCCGCGTCGTCCATCGAGTACAGGAGGCCGTCACTCTTGGCGTAGAGCCGAACCAGGCCGGTCCCAGGGGTACCAGGAGCAGTCTGCTCGACTAGCTCCAGGGCGTCAGAGAACTTCCGCGGCATCCTTCACCTTCGCCGGGTCGCCGCGACCGTTAGCCGGGGCAGGGGGCGCGTCGGGAGCGTTGATGACCCCATAGAGGTCGGCGATCAGCTGGAGAAGTTGGAGCGCCTGCTTCTTGGTCATACCAGCCCTTTCGTCATCCGTGGACGACGACCCGGTACGTCGTGGCGGGGATTGTCGTGGCTGACCGGATCGTGACGGTGTTGGTCGACGTGTGTTCGACAGAGAATTCCTCCTCAGCGAAGGTCCCGGCCGCGAGGTACACCGTAACCATCACATCACGAGTCCCGAGGTTGTGGGTGATGACTTCGGATGTGGCCCCGCCAGTGACGTTGGCGGCGTAGAGCATCGGGACGACGGTGTGGTTGACGGCCACGTCGTCGGCGTTGACGGTGATGCCGGTCCCGGCCCCGACCGCCAGGGCCGTGGTCGGGCCACCGCCGCTCAGGCCCGCGCCCGCCGCGCCGGTCGAGATGTGGACGATGTCCGACGTGATGGCGAGGTTGGTGGCGTCGACATTGACGGACAGGGCCGTGCCGCCACCACCCGCCAGCCCGTTACCGGCCACCGCCGTGGCGAGCTGGGTGGCGCCGACACCGCCGTTGGTGATGGAGAACTGGCCCCCAGAAAGCGTCAGGGTCGTGCCGTCGGCCGTGTAGACGTTGTTGTCGCCAGTGACCGTCCAGTTCTGGGCGGCGGCGGTCAGGTCGGCCAGGGTGTTCTGCTGGGTGTAGATCTTGCCCCGCAGCGACGAGTCGTTGGCCTCGACAAGGACCGTGGCGTTGGACAGCTCCGTGGCGCTGTTGGCGTCGGCAACGCGGGTCAGGACCCAGGGGGCGGCGCCAGACCCGACGGCGGTGACGGTGTAGATGCCGTTCTGGAAGGTGCTGGCCTGGTCCTTGACCAGCAGCCGCTCACCGGCCACGAGCGTGTGGCTCGCCTGGGCGGCCAGCGCGGCGTTGGTCGATGAGGTCAGCGTCCCGGCCCCGGCGTTGTACGTGGGGGTGTTGGGGAGGGCACCGGTCGTGGCCGTCGCCACCGGGTCCTTCCACTGGCGCCCCTCGATGGCGGCGTTCAGCTGGCCGAGGTTGACGGCATCGGTGGTGAGGGAACCGGCGGCGAGGCCGGTGATCTGCTGGCTGTTGAGGTCCAGCGCCGCCGTCCTCGGCCAGTCGGTCAGGTCGGCGGTGGCGAGCATCTCCTGGTGGAGCGCCGTCGTGTGGGCGGGCATGGCGTGCTTGTGGTCCCGCCTGGCGGCCACTGTCGCCACGCCGACCACGGCCGAGTCGTTGAAGGCCTGGGTGCTGGGGGAGGTGGCGTCGAAGGCAAGGATCGTGGCATCGGTACGGATCGCGGTGTTGGCCGAGCCAGCCGCCGCTGCCGTTCCCAGGGTGACGGACGGAGCCGCGTACTGGACGGCGAAATTCATGCGGTTGTTGGCGTCGTCATAGGTCGCGGTGATGCCGACGTTGCCGGTGTCGGGCTCAAGGAAGGCCCCCACCGCGTCCTGGAAGGTCTCGTCGTTGGTGACGGCGATGGAGAGGCTGTTCGACGCGTCGTTGTAGGTGACAGTGACCCCGGACTGGGTACCGTTGGTGAACGCCGTGGCGATGGCGTCCTGGGCGTTCTCGTCCGTGTAGGCGCCAGCCGATGTGGCCAGGCTGACCGTCGCCCCGTTGGCCCGGACGCGAACCGCGTCGAGGACGGTGTCGTACCAGATCCGGCCGTCGCCGAGCAGGGACCCGGGGTCGGCCGACAGGTTCTCCAGGATCATCTGGATGGCCTGGTTACCGGCCAGGTCAATGCTGTCGTTGAACTTACGAGCCACGGCTGGTCCTCCTGGGGATGCTCAACTGAGGTACGCCTCGCCAGCGAACGAGGCCGGGGATCCGCCGACCAGGAACGAGATGCGGAGTGTGTTCATGTCGAGGTACTCGATGAAGCCTTCGTGCTGGTCGCCCGAGGTGTCGACCGCCACGACGCCGCCGGGGTTGAACCCGAGGTTGTGGGTGATCGTCCACACGGCCGAGGGCACCGCCTGGACGTGGCGGTAGTAGCCCCCCGTCCCAGCCGGGCCAGTCGCCCCCGTCGGCCCAGCTGGTCCGGTGGCTCCGGTGGGTCCTGGCACGGTCGAGGTGGGCCCGGTGGCCCCGGTCGGCCCGGGTGTCCCTGGCGGGCCGGAAGGTCCGGTCGGGCCGGTGGAGCCCACGCCGGTCGGCCCCGGGGGGCCCGTGGGTCCGGGCGGGCCCGGGGCCCCCACGGGTCCGACGAGGTCGGTGCCGCAGATCTGGACGGGGCAGGAGGCATCGAGGACGCCGACCTCATCGGTGCCGATCTCGATGTCGACGGTGTTCGTCCCAAGCTCGAGGTCGACCTCGAGGGTTTTCACGGCCTGGTCACATCCGCGGTGACGGTCACGTCCCCGGTCAGGATGGTGTCCTTGCCGGTCGTGGCGTGGGTTCCCTCCAGGTCCCACACCCCGACGGGGTCGAGGTTGTCGGGGAAGTAGACGACCAGTTCGCCGGTCGCCGCCGCCGTGTCGTCCACGAAGAGGTCGACGGAGTCGGCCGAAGTGCGCTTGCGGCGCCACTGTGCGGCCCAGGTGCGGTCTGAGAGGTCGAGGGGTTGCTTCGTCGTCTTGCTCCGGGCCCGGACCCGGAGTGCGGTCGGCTCACCGGCATAGAGCTTCAGATCGAGTTTGGCGGGAGTCAGGTCGACCAGCATCGGAACCTCCGGGCGACCCGAATCATGTCCGCACTCTATAGCAGTGCCATAACGTTGCTGTAGAGTGCTTCACAATGATCATTCTCGAAAACATACAGTATTTATCGAGAGGCTCATTGAGGCTATGACAGATGATATTTCTCGTATGCTTGCTCAACTTGAAGATTTTGAACTTGTTATTCTGAAGTGGCATTTACTCCGGCGCAAGGAGCAGATACCGCCGGACCCCCTTCCCTACATATGGATGCTCCTCGGGGGCCGCGGGTCGGGAAAGACGGTCACCGCCTCCAACCACATCTTCGAGACGGCGGCCATGCTGCCGTACACCCCGGAGAACCGCACGGTCCGGGTGGCCTTCATCGGGGACACGGCGGGCGACGTGAAGAAAACCATGATCGAGGGTGAGACCGGCATCCTGGCCGTGCTCCGCAACACCGACCTGGTCACCGCCTGGAACCGCTCCCTCGGCGAGTTGACCATCGCCATCCCCGAAAGCGCCGTCTCCCCCTATCGGCGCGAGATCCGCATCACCTCCTACTCCAGCCAGGACCCCGACCAGCTGCGGGGCCCGCAGTTCCACCTGGCCTGGATTGACGAGATGGCCAAGCTCGATGATGCCGACGAGGACCCTATGAAGGCGGGCACCACCTTCTCCAACCTGACCATGGCCCTGCGTATCGGGGGCAGCCCGCACCTGGTGGCCACGGGCACGCCGACCGGGTGCCGCCTGGTTCGCTACCTGCGGGACCACCCCAAGTCGGTCGTCCACCAGATGGCCTCCTGGGACAACATCTCCAACCTCCCCGAGGACACCGTCGAGGAATACCGCCGGGCCGTGCCCACCTCACGCTTCGCCCGCCAGGAGATCTACGGCGAGATCCTCGAGGACAACCCCGAGGCCGTGTTCTTCCAGGGCGTCATTGACGAGACCCGGGTCGGGACCACCCGCAACGACGGAACCACCGTCGTGCTGCCCGACGACGACCCGTGCTTCTCCCGGGTGCTGGGCTGGGACCCCTCCGTCACCTCCGGCGAGGACTCCGACCTGGCGGGCATCGTGCTTACCGGCTGGACGCCCGAGCGCCGGGAGGCGGGCAAGCAGTCCGGCGCCGCCTTCACGCCCTCCGAGGCCTACCCGCTGGCCGACCTCTCCGGCCGCTATTCCCCCTCCGAGCAGACCAGCCTGGTGGTCCGCACCGTGCTGGAGCACGAGGTCGATGACCTGGTGTTCGAATCCAACCAGGGAGCCGACTTCATCCTGACCCAGTTAAACACCGAACTTTCCGTCCAGGTGGCCGAGTACAGCCGCCGGGAGTTGCGCTCCAAGCTCGTCAAGTACGGCTCACTCAAGCGCTGGCGCTACCGGGGGATCCGGGCCGACGGCGAGCCGTTCACCTTCATCCTCAACATGATCCACGCCCAGAAGGGCAAGCAGCTACGGGCCGAGGTGGCGGCCATGAAGTACGACTCCGGCCAGGTCCACCATCCCGCCACCGGCCTCGAGGCTCTGGAGCGGGAGATGACTGGCTGGTCGCCGTTGGCCAAGAAGTCCCCCAACCGGGTCGACGCCGTGACCTACACCCTGCTGCACATCTTCGGGGCCAAGCAGATGATCCGCCACGGGCCCGCCCGCCTCTCGGCCCCGGCCCTGGTCCCCACGCCGCTGACTTCCTCCGGGGGCCTGCGGGGGACGGCTTCGATCTACTCCATGGACATCATCGAGCGGAGAGTCGCCCAATGACGACCGCCCAACTCGCCACCGTCATCATCCTGGGGTTCTGCTCCTACCGGGTCACAAGGTTTCTTGTCATTGACACGTTATTGGAGCCTGGACGTTCTAAATTGCACTCTAAGCTTGAGCAGAAGGACGGGCTCCTTTGGGCGAAGATATACGACCTAATTTCATGTACATGGTGTGTAGGTGTTTACGTCTCGGTCGCCATCTACGCCATCTATCTTGGGAGTCTGTTCGTTGACTGGACAAGACTGGACTGGCTGAGTGCAATTGCAGTATCTGGTGTGCAGGGAATGCTTCACGCACTGGAGCCAGAGGAAGTATAAAGTCCCCCTATGCCGACCCGGACGCCGAGACATTCGCTCGTGAATGGTCACGGCACCGTTGTCGACTCTGTCACCCGGGCCCGGACGGCCGCCGCCTACCGGCTCCTGCCCGACGCCTCCCGCTCCATCGGCGGGGTGGACGCCGACCGGCGCGACATCGACCTCATGCTCCGGGGCGGAACCTCGTCGGACGCCGAACTGGGCTGGTACTACTGGTCCCGCATCCCCGAGCTTCGTTACGTGGCCCGCTACGTGGCCAACTCGGTCAGCATGGCCCGCCTCTTCGTGGCCAAGGTCACCGACGACCCCTACAACCCCGAGCCCGTCGGTCCCCGCCACCCGGCCAACGACCTCCTCGAGTCCTTCGCCGGGGGGCTGGTCGGCCAAACCCAGCTGCTCGACCGGTTGGCCCTGCACCTCACCGTGCCGGGCGACAGCATCGTGGCCGGACCGGCCGAGGGGGCCAAGGAGACGCCGAAGTACCCCTTCGACCAGTGGCGGGTGTTCTCCCCGGCCGAGATCACCTCCCGCAACGGCACGCTCTTCTACAAGACTCCGTCGAACCGCGACGAGCCCCTACCCGGCGGGGTGTGGCCGATCCGGGTCTGGCGCCCCCACCCCCGCCTGTGGTGGGAGGCCGACTCCCCGACGCGCTCGTGCTACCCGGTGCTACGCGAGATCGACCTGCTCGACCAGCACGTCCACGCCACCGCCATCTCCCGCCTGGCCGGGGCCGGGGTGTGGGCCATCCCCGACGAGTTGAACATCCCCGGCGACGAGGTCGAGGCGGCCGGGACCGACGCCGACCCCTTCGTCAAGATGCTGACCGAGGTCATGAGCCTGGCCATCAAGAACCGGGAGAGCGCGGCGGCCATCGTGCCGATCATCCTCCGGGGCCCGGCCGAGTTCCTCTCCGCCATCCAGAAGTTCGACTTCTCCACCGCTTTCGATGAGCGGGTGCCCGAGCTTCGCAACGTGGCCCTGCGCCGCCTGGCGCTGGGCATGGACGTGCCGCCCGAGATCATGCTCGGTACCGGCGAGGCCTCCCACTGGCAGGCCTGGCAGGTCGATGAGTCGACCCTGCGGGTCCACACCGCCCCGCTCCTCCAGTTGATCTGCGGCTCGCTCACCGAGGGGTGGCTGCGCCCGGCCCTGCGCCAGGTGCCGCTCTCCGCCGCCCAGCGGGACGAGGTCGACCGGCTGGTCATCTGGCACGACATTTCCAACCTGCTGATCCACCCCAACGCCAGCGAGGACTCCGAGGCGCTTTACGACCGCTTCGAGATCAACGCCGATGCCCTGCGGCTGCGCACTGGCCACAATGCCGGGGACGCCCCGACCAAGGCCCAGCTGGTCGAGCAGGTGCTGCTCAAGGTGGTGCGCGATGTCAACCCCGACATCGTCACCTACGCCATCGACGCCCTGCGCGATCTCGGTTACCCGTTCCCCGAGATCGAGAAGGATCCCGTCCCCGTCCAGGTCGTCCAGCCGGAGGGGCGACCGCCGGTACCGGGACCGGCGCCGGTGGACGTGCCGCCGACCAAACCGTTGCCGGGCAAGCGTTCCCAGGACAAGCAGACCGAGGTACCGCCCGCCCCGCCGCCGAGCGGAGATGGGTCGCGTAACTCATGACGCCCAGGTCGAAGAAAAAGGCGGTCTCCTAGTGCCGTACGAGATCAAGCAACAGGGCGGGCAGTACTGCGTGGTGAAGTCCCCGGAAGGGACCGCGGTCCCCGGCGGCTGCCACCCGACGAAAGCCGAGGCCGCCAAGCACATGCGTGCGCTCTACGTCAACGTCCCCGACGCCAAGGCCTCGGTCACCGCGCCGACGCTCTTCGTCGACAACACCGGAGTGTCGGTCACCTGGCACACGACGACGGGGAACACCATCGCCATCGGGCAGGGCTACGCCAGTTCATCCGGTGGTGCCATCGCCATCGGCGGCAACCCCGTAAGGACCCCCGCCCCGGCCGAACCGCCAGCCGGGGGCGTGCCCTGGTCGGGGCCGGTGGCCTTCGAGAACCAGCCCACCGGCGACGGGCGCATCTTCGACTCCGGCGCCATCACCTGGGACCCCGGCTCCATGCCCCAGCCGTTCCGTTGGGTGCGAGCCGATTCCGGCGGCCACCAGCAGGCCGTTGTCATCGGCCGGGTCGACGCCTACTACCGAGACCCGTCGATCCCCGACACCATCTTCGCCCGCGGCGTCGTGCTTGACGGGGAGTCCGCGCCCCCCGAGGCGGCCGAGTTTCTGACGCTCGCCGCCAACGGCGCTGCGGGCGGGGTCTCGGTCGACGGCGACGACGCCGAGTTCACCATCATCGAGGCGGCCGACGGCGCCCTCCAGCAGCGCTTCTCGCAGATGCGCCTCCGCAGTCTCACCGCGGTGGACATCCCGGCCTTCATCGGTGCTCGTGTCGCCCTGTCCGATCCCGACGCCGTGGTGGCAGCCTGCGACTGCGAGGCCACCGTCGCGGTGGTGGCCGCCGCCATCCCCTGCGAGCCCCCGGCCGCCTGGTTCGCGGACCCCGCCCTCGACGGCCCCACCCCCATCACCGTCACGGCCGACGGGCGCGTCTACGGGCACCTGGCCACCTGGGGGACCTGCCATATCGCCATGCCCCAGGGCTGCGTCACCCCGCCCCGCGGCGCCACCTACGCCTACTTCCACACCGGCGAGGTCCTGACCGCCGCCGGGGAGCCGGTGGCCGTCGGGCACCTGACCTTTGGCACCGGCCATGCCGACATGGCCGCCTCCGGCGCGGCGGCGGCCGCCCACTATGACAACACCGCCACGGTGGCCGCCGACGTGCGGGCCGGGGAGGACAAGCACGGCATCTGGGTGGCGGGCGCCCTGCGCCCCGGCCTATCGGCCGAACAGGTCCGCGAGTTCCGGGCTGCACCGCTCTCCGGCGACTGGCGCCGTATCGGGGGGCGCCTGGAACTCGTGGCCGCCCTGGCCGTCAACACCCCGGGCTTCCCGGTGCCCCGCACCCGGGCCCGGGTCCTCGTGGCCTCCGGCCATGAGCAGACCATCGTCGCCGCTCTACCGATCCCCCAGCCGGAGAGCGACGACGAGAGGCTGGCCGTCAAATCTCGCCTGGCGGCCAGCCTCCGTAAGTCTGATCTCCGTCAACGGGTGGGAGGACGGTGATGGGTTGAGGGGGCAAGAAGAAACGACAGGCGATCACCGCCAGCGGGCAACGGCGGGTGGCCGTCTATCAGGTCGTCCGGTCGGACGGCTCCATGGTCGGCGAGTACGACACGTATCCACAGGCCCGCGTCCAGGCATCACGCATCCCTGGTGCCCGTATCCGCTCCACCACGAAGTTCGTCCAGTCATGAGCAACCCCTCGCGCAGCGAGGTTGGAGGTAATGATGAGTGAATTCCACCTCCCTGACAGCCTCGAAGGCCTGACCAGCGAGGAGTTGCAGGGACTCCACGACGCCGCACTCGGCGAGTTCAACACGCTCAACGAGTCGGATGACCTGTCCTCGACCACTCTTGACCGGATGGCCGAACTGGCCGACGCCATCGAGGCTCTCCGGGCCCAGCGCCAGCTACTGTCCGACAACGCCGAGCGCCGGGCGGCCATGGCTGGCCGGGTGGCGGCTTCCACCATGGAGACGCCGCCGACGCCGGATCCCGAGCCGGAACCCGCTCCCGAGCCGCAGCCCGAACCGGCACCGGAGCCCGAGCCCCAGCCGCAGCCCGAAGCAGTCACCGCCGCGGCCGAGGATGTCCCGACCACCAGTCCCACCTCAAGCGGAGGCACCATCGTCGTGACCACGCCGTCCACGCAGATCCCCGAGTCGACCCGCCCGGCGCTGGTCATCACGGCGGCGGCCGACATTCCCCAGATCACCTCGGGCTCCAACCTCGACCTCGACCAGTTGGCCATGGCCATGCACCTCAAGGCCCGGACCCTGGCCGACCACTCGGGCTGGATCCCCATCGCCACCGCCGAGAAGAGCTTCGAACCCGGCTATGACATCTCCGACCTTTCCGGGCTGACCCGGACCCAGACCTACGAAGCCATCATGGACGGCTCGAGTCCCAACGTGCTGGTGGCCTCGGGTGGTTGGTGCGCTCCGTCCGAGCCGCTCTACGGCTTCTTCGACATCGAGTGCGCCCGGGGGTCGGTGCTCAGTCTCCCCACCTTCCGGGCCAACCGGGGTGGCGTGACCTGGCCGATCTCGTCCCCGCTCCCGGCGGTCAACACCACTGACTGGGTTCACACTGAAGACGACGACATCGCCGGGTACGAGAAGCCCTGCATCACCATCCCCTGCCCCGACTGGGACGAGTGCCGCCTGGCTGCCCATGGCATCTGTGTCACCGCTGGCAACCTGATGGACCGGGCCTTCCCCGAGAACATCCGCCGGTACCTCAACCAGGTCTTCATCGCCCACGAGCGCAACGAGAACCTCCGCAAGATCGCCGTCATCACCGGCGGGTCGGACACCGCCACCTTCGATACCTCCTTCGGGGCGGCGTCAAGCCTCATCAACGCCGTGCTCCTCCAGGCAGCCGTCTACCGTGACCAGTACCGCATGTGTGACGGGGCCATGCTCGAGGCCGTTTTCCCGCTGTGGGCCCGGGATGTCATCCGTTCCGACATCGCCCGCCAGGAGGGCGCCCTGACCGGCGCCGGAGGCCTGCCGACCAACGCCGAGATCAACAACTGGTTGCGGGACTCGGGCGTCAGTCCCCAGTTCGTCAACGACTGGCAGTCGCTGGCCCAGGGCACGGCCTCGACCGCCACCACCGACTGGCCCACCACCGTCGACTTCTTGATGTACGCCCCCGGCACCTGGGTGGAGTTCAACGGCGGGACGCTCGACCTCGGAGTCACCCGGGACTCGGTGCTCAACTCGACCAACGACTTCACCGCTGCGTGGATGGAAGAGTTCTGGTGCATCGGCATGAAGGGCTACCAGTCCTGGGTCGTCACCGTGCCGGTCTGCCCGAGCGGTGAGGTCGGAGACCGCGCCGCCTACACCTGTGCCGCCAGCTAACGACGTGTCGCCGGGAGTGGGGCCTCGTGCCCCACTCCCAGGATGAGAGGAAGGCGACATGGCGATTACCCCGAGAGGATTACTGGTACCGGGCCCGCAGGCTCGGCCGTCGCGCTACGGGCTGTTCTCGGTGGCCCAGCAGGGCAACACCAGCGACGGCCACTGGCAGGCGGGATTGGAGTTCGAGGACATCCTCTGTGGCGATATTGGCAGCACGCTTCCCCACTGTGGGGATCCCTCACCGGACCCCGCGGCCAAGGAAGCCGAGCCCGGCCCCTTGGTCCGTAACGTTGACCCCTTCACACTGTTTGGTTCTTACACATGCTCGACTGGAGGCCGGCGCGCCCAGGACGCCTTTGACATTGCCCGGGCCCGCCTGGCCGCCCGGGAAGAGCAGGGTGCCGAACGCGCACTCTGGACCGGGATCACACCCGATGGGCTGCTTTCTTCTAGCCTGGCCTACGGCGACGACGAACTCTCGGTCGACGATCTCACCGGGGTGGGTGGGGCCTACGATCCCATTACCGCTCTCGATGTGCTCGAAGAGGCCATGGGCACTTGTGTGGCGGGAGCCGGCGTTATTCACGTTCCCTATCGGGCGGCGTCCACTCTCGCCTCGCAGAACCTTGTCGTCCGGGACGGCGATGGGATGTATACCCACACCGGTCAGTCGGTGGTCTTCGGCGCCGGCTATCCCGGCACCGGTCCGTCCAACTCACCGGTGTCTGATGGCGAGGCCTGGTTGTTTGGTACCGGTCAGGTGATGCTGTGGCGGGGGGATGCTTTCTTGACCCCGGCGACCCTGGGTGAGGCCATGGATCGCACCATCAACGACGTGACCGTGTACGCCGAGCGCACCTACGCGGTCGGCTTCTCGTGTTGCCTCTTCGCCGTAAGGATGTTCCTGTCGTGCTGCACCGGCGGTGGTTAACCAGATGACGCTCAGCAGAGCGAGGAGGAAGTAGATGCCCACGACTTGTTTCCAGAGCCTCCAGGGGCTCGCTCTGCGGGCCACGTTGCTCGACGCCTGCTGCAACCCCGTGGAGGGTGAATGCTCGACGGTGGTGAGCGAGTCCTACATCTCGCTGGCCCTCACCGCCGAGATCGAAGAGGCCGACGAGTTCACCGTCAAACTGGCCAACGGCCAGTTGTGCCTGTCGGAGACCGGCTCGCCCACCCTCAAGCGCTACGGGGTGGTGGCCACCATCTGCCGGGCCGACCCCGACCTGCTCAACATCTTCGCCGGGCTCAACACCGTGCTCGACTGGGACGGCAACGCCGTGGGCTTCGAGGTTCCCACCTCGCTGTCGGACGGGTCCAAGTTCGCCCTCGAGATCTGGACCCGGGTGCCGTCGGACGCCTGCGAGCCTGGCGCCTCGGTCCAGTACCTCTACTGGCTGCTGCCCTGTCTCGAGGATGGCCGCATCGGTGACTTCACCATTGAGAACGGGCCGCTCAACTTCACGCTGTCGGCCAACGCCACCGCCTCGTCCACCTGGGGCACCGGCCCCTACGACGTGGTGGCCACCGACATCGCCGGGACCGCCGGGCCGCTGCTGGCCCCCATCCCCGACGATGTCCCGCTCCATGTCCAGCTGACCACGGTGGCCCCGCCGACGGAGCAGTGCGGATGCCAGGCGTTGACCCTGCCGTCCTGAGGTCGCTATCGGGGGGATAGCGCACAGCGGGGGTGGGACGCAGGGCGGCGCGTCCCACCCCCACCGAACGAAGGAACGAGGAACGCATGACGGTTTCGGTGATCGTCCCCTTCCACCCCAGCGACGAGTGGCGGGTCCGGGCCTGGGACTACGTCTCGGCCTGGTGGGGCAAGCACTTCCCCGACTGGGAACTGATCAAGTGCTCGGCCGACCCCTGGACGAAGGGCGGTGCCTTCCACAACGGCGTCAAGATCGCCGAGGGCAACACGCTCGTGCTGGCCGACGCCGACTCGTTCATCCTCGACCCCGACGAACTGGCGGAACTGGTGGCCCGGGTCGACCGGCGGGGCGGGGTGCCCTGGCTCATGCCCCACCGCTACGTCCACCGGGTGTCCAAGGCGGCCACCGAGCGGATCTACGCCGACGGGGTCATCGACATCCACGACATCCAGTACCCGATCTACGGTGGCTGCGTGGGTGGTGGCATGACCGTGCTGACCCGGACGGCGTGGAAAACGGTCAAGGGCGTCGACCCCCGGTTCGTGGGCTGGGGCGGCGAGGACCGGTGCTTCGGCTGGGCCCTGGCCACCCTGCTGCCCAAAGGCCAGCGGGGCAACGCCCGCCTCCTCCACCTCCACCACCCAGTCCAGGGGCCTCGCCAGAAGATGAGCGCCGACACCCTCAACCTCATCAACGAGTACCGCCACGCCAAGTCGGCCCCCGCCCGCATGGCGGCCTACATCGCGGCGAGGAAGCAGTGATGGCCGACTCCACCCCCGCCTTCTGTCCCGGCACCGGCCCGTGCTCCCCGTGGGCCCTGTCGCTGCCCTGCCTCGATGACGCCGGGGACCTCACCGGTTCCTGCATCGACGGCACCGAGGTGCCCGATACCGTCCTCGACGCCGCCATCCTGTCGGCTTCCCAGGTCGTCTGGGCCCTGACCGGGCGGAAGTACGCCACCTGCGACGTAGTCATCCGCCCTTGTCGGCGGTCCTGCATCGACACCTACTACCCGACGCTGCACATCGGCGCCATGTGGGGCGGGTGGAACGGCCCCTGGCCGGTGCTGGCCGGAGGTTCGTGGTTCAACTTGGCCTGCCAGTGTGGGTCGACCTGTTCCTGCGGGGACCTCTGCGAGGCCGACCTGCCCTACCCGGTCTGCGAGGTGTCCGAGGTCACCATCGACGGCGAGATGCTCGACCCCACCGCCTACCGGGTCGATGACTTCTGCCGCCTGGTTCGCCAGGACGGCCTGTGCTGGCCCCGCTGCCAGGACATGGCCGCCCCCGACACCGAACCCGGCACCTGGTCGGTGGCCCTGACCTATGGCAAGGAGCCGCCCCAGATCGCCCTCGACGCCGCCGCGGAGTTGGCCTGCGAGTTGATCAAGGCCCGCATCGGCCAGGCCTGCCGTCTCCCCCAGCGGATGACCAGCCTCACCCGCCAGGGTGTGACCATGAGCTTCATCGACCCCATGTCGTTCTTCAAGGAAGGGCGCACCGGCCTCTACCTGCTCGACCTGGCCATCCGCACGCTCAACCCCAACCTGCTGATGCGGCCCCCCGGCGTGTACTCACCTGATGCTCCCGGCTGGCGGGTGCAGACTTCGTGACTCCCGACCTCATCACCCGCCTGACCCAGGAACTACTCGACTGCGTGTGCGCCAGCCTGGAGAAAACCTCCTGCGGCTGCCCCTGCCGGGCGTTCGTGTCGGCGGGGGCGGTGGCCTGGGACTCCTGTTGTGGCGGCGGTCAGCTGTGGGTGGGCGTCGACCGGATCTTTGCCTATGGCAGCTTCCCCGCTCCGGCCGGGATCGTCACCTGCTCACCACCGCTGGCCGCCGAGATCATCATCGGCATCCTGCGTTGTGCGCCGACGCTCAACGACCAGGGCGAGGCGCCGACCGCTGCCGCGCTCAGTGCCTCGTCGGCCCAGGTCTACGAGGACGCCTATGCCGTGGCCAACGGCGTGCTGTGCTGCCTCACCCCGACGGCCCGCCAGCGACTGTTCGTGATGGGCAACCAGCGCCCGCTGGGGCCCGCCGGGGGGTGTGTCGGCAGTGAGCTTCGCCTGACGGTGGCCCTGGTCGATCCGCCTCCGAACTGTGAGGGATGCTGACATGGGTCGCTGCGGTTGCGACACTGGTGCCTGCCAGTGCGTGATCAACGCCGGAAGCGGTGTCACCGTCACCGGAACTGGCGCAGCTGACACGCCGTATGTCGTCTCGGCATCCGGTAGCACGGCATGGATACGTGTTGACGATTCCACTTACCCACAAACCCACAACAGCGGCAGTGGTGGAGTCGCCGTGTTCAACGGGAACTTCGACAATGTTGTCGCGTCCGGGGGTCAGTCAGGGATATGGGACCTGGACACCACTAACCAGGCTGTCCGGCTCCTCGTCCCCGCCACCCTGGTCTTTGTCACGTTTTTCATCGTGGTCTCCATGCCCACTCCAGTAGCGGGAAACATATTCGCCGAGACCCTACCCTTCGGTAGTGGGCAGGACATCAGCGCACCGCAACTCAGCATGGCCGACAACGGATCGGGCAACTTCTTCTACGTCGGCCAGCTAGCCGTTTACGGACCGGAGATCGCTGATGAGTGGAACGCCCTCCTCGACATGACTGCGCTTCCCCCGTCGGTTGACGTGACCTGCAGTAGTTTCGGGGTCAAGATGCAGGCACTGATCTGATGGCCCGCTTCGTCCCCAACCCCGCCGCAATCACGGCTTTCATGACCGATCCCACCAAGCCGGTCATGCGGGCCCTGGCCCGTAAGGGCGACCAGGTGCTCAGTGAAGCCCGCCGGTTCCTGTCCCACTCGGAGTGGACCGGCGACCTCGACAGCAGTCTCCGGGTAACGGTGGCCCCCGGCCGGGTCGGCATCGGCTCCGATCTCCCCTACGTCGTGTTCCTCCACGAGGGCACCGGCCCGGCCCACATCACCAGCGACGGCGGATTCGGGGCGAACCCTTCCCCGAATCCCCCGTACTTCCCCTCGTGGAAGAGCGCGAACTTCGCCGTCTGGTCCGACGACCACGGCATGAATGCCTACAGGCTGGCCCAGCATGTCTTTCTCCACGGCACCCAGCCGAACCCGTTCTTGCGAGACGCCCTGCGCGCCGCCCGCTTCTGACCGCTGAACCAGGAAACGAGGAATGATGAAGGAATTTTTGACCAGCGAGTCCGATCAGCCCGTCAAGTTCAAGGTCCACGACGATGTCTACGTGGCGGTCGCACCCTGTGATCTCCCCGGCAACGTGCTGGTGCGCTACGCCGAGACGGTGGCCATGGGCCGGGTGTACTCCGCCCACCTCATGTTCTTCGAAGCGGCGCTGGAAGAAGAGTCGTTCGAGACGTTCCAGTCCCGCCTGGACAAGAAGCGCTCGGCGGAGAACCCGGCCAAGCCCATCACGCTCAACACCATGGCCGAGGTGGCCAACTGGCTCATCGAGGAGATCTACGCGGGAAAAGCCAAGGGGTTGCTCTAGCACTCATGCTCTACCTCATGCAGGACTGGGACGAGTTCGACACCTGGTGTCTCTTCCGGGGAGTGGACACCTCAACGCTGTCGTCCCGCCGCCTGGTCAACCTGACCATCGCCCATCTCGCCGAGGGACGGGACCGGGCGGCCCTGCTGGCCGAACTCGAGCCCATCGGCGACAGCCTCCTGCACCGGACGCCGATTTCGTCACACGGTAAACCCGAGGCACCGCCGCCGGGGTGGAAATCGGACGAGGCCAACTGGGCCGGAATCAAGTCCTTCCTCGGGTCGATGGGTGCGGTGAAGGGTGGAATCTCGAAGGGAGTGACGAACTAGATGGCCGAAGAGTTCGGGCAGGGCTTCGTCACCATCCTCCCTGACTTCAGCCAGTTCGACGCCGCCCTCAAGTCCCACGTCACCTCGTCGCTCGACGCCATCCAGAAACAGCTGGCGACGGCGGGTGCCGGGCTGGGCACCAATGTCGGGGGCGGCGGGGCGGCGGTCAAGAAAGAGGCCGACACCGCCAACGCCGCCCTCAAGACCGTCCAGAAAACGGCGGACGATGTAGGGAGAACCCTGACGGACAAGTTCTCCAAGCTGGCGTTCTCCCTCAACCGGCTGGGGTCCACGCTCACCCAGGTCATCACCCGCCCCCTGGCGGGGATCGCCCGGGATGCCGTCGGTGCTGTCTCGGATCTGGTCGAAGCGGTCCAGGCATCGGAGCCCGCCTTCGGTCGGGCCGGGGAGGGTGTGCGGGATTGGGCGGCCACCCTCGACAATTCCTTCGGACTCACCCAGAAGGCCGCCCTCGATACCGCCAACACCTTCGGCCTCCTCTTCGGCAACATCGGCCTGACCGAGTCGGCGGCGGCACGACTGGCCAAGACGCTGACCGAGCGGGCGGCCGATGTCGGATCCTTGTTCAACGTCCAGAGCGCCAAGGTGGCCCAGGACTTCACCTCGGCCATCGAGGGCCAGTCCCGTACCGTCCGCAAGTACGGCGTGCTGCTCTCCGAGGCGGCCGTCAACCAGTTCGCCTACAACAAGGGGATCGCCGAAGCCGGGACGGAACTGACCCAGCAGCAGAAGATCCTGGCCCGGTCCCAGATCATCCTCGAGCAGACCACCAAGGCCCAGGGGGACGCCGCCCGCACGGCCGGAACCTTCGCCGGTCAACTGCGGACCCTCACCCCCCAGATCGATGAGGCCCGCCGGGCCATCGGTGAAGCCCTGCTCCCTGTCGCCACCGTCCTGGTCAAGACGATCAGGACGGTTGTCGAGGCGTTCGACACGCTGAACAACATCCCCGTCATCGGGAAGCTCGTCACCACGATCGGGGTGTCCTTCGCCGGGCTCATCGCCATCACCGGTCCCGTGATCTTCATCTTCGCCCGGCTGGTCGACTCGCTGCGCATCCTGCAGGTGGCATTCGGGATGACAGCTAAGAGCGCCACAGCCATGGGCGTCGCTGAGGCTGGCGCCATCGGTCCGACCGCCGCTCTGGGCGAGACCGCCGGGGCTGCCGCGGTCGGGGTGGAGGGCCTCACTGCCGCCCAGGTCAGCTCTTCCCTGGCTGGAGTGAAGTTCTCCAGGATCGCCGCGATCTTGGTAGAGGGGCTCAGCAAGTTGGGGGCGGTTATCTCCCGGTTCGGCCCCGGTCTTGCCACTCTCGGTGCCTTCCACTTCATCAGTGAACGGTTCGAGAAGGACGCCCCGAAGGTCGACAAGCTCAAGCGCTCCCTGGACGAACTGGCCGCCACCGGGAACGTTACAAAAGACCTGAAGGATCAACTTACCGACCTCAACACGGCCGTCGGCTACCTCGGCTCCAACGGGGTGCAGACCACCATTGGCCGGGGGATCGACCGGATCACCCAGCACTTCTCCTTCTTCATCGGTGAAAACAAGCTTCAGATAGCCAGGAAGAACGTCAAGGCCTTCTCCCAGGCGATCACCGACCTGGCCAAGGCCGGTGACGTATCCGGGGCGCAGAACCAGCTTGAAGCCCTACGGGAGCAGTACATCGCAGGGGCCACGTCGGTCGAAGAGATGAACAATCGCACCAAGGAGTTCGACAGGATCTTCAAGGGCGTGTGGGACACGATCTTGAAGTCCCCGCTCCCCGAGCTTCCCGGCCAGATTGACCGGGTGACCACCGCCTTCGACAAGAACAAGGACGTGATCAAGGACCTGCTCTCCGCTTCGCGGGAGGAGGCCGACTCCATCACCCAGCGCAACAACGCCCTCGACCGCCAGCACGAGGCGGAGGCGGAACTGGCCGCCCTCCGTAAGAAGGGCACCGTCGATGCCGAGAAGGTGGCCTCGGCGGAACGGGCGGTGGTGGAGGCCAAGGAGAAGGTCACCGACGCCAACAACAAGGTCACCGATTCCCTGGTGGCCCAGTCCGAGGCGCAGATCAAGCTCAACGAACTCCTCAAGCCCGCCACCGAGGACGAGATCGCCGAAGCCAAGGACAAGGTCCTGTCGGCCCAGTTGGCCCTCAACCGGGCCAACCGTGAAGCCGAGGAGGCCCAGAAGGCGCTCAACCGCCAGCAGGGCCGCTCCATCGACCTCACCAAGCTCTCACTCGACCAGCTGCGCACCACCCTGGCCAACGCTCGGGCCACGCTGGCCGCCCAGCGGGAGGGCACACAGGGCGCCTCCCGGGCCGAACTCGAGGACGCCGCCCTCAGCGCCCAGATCGCCCAGCGGGAAGCGGTCCGCAACCTGGCCGAGGCCCAGAAGGACCTGGCCGACACCGAGAACAAGGGCAAGGTCGAGACCGAGGAGATCACCAAGGCCCGCAACGACCTCGCCGCCGCCGACCGGGCGGTGACCAAGGCCCGCCGGGAGGCGGAGGACGCCGTCCGCGATGTCGGTATCGCCGAGGCCAAGCTGCGACAGGAGCGCGCCGGGGACCCGGCCCTCCTCCAGACGATCCACGACAAGGAAGTGGAGGTGAAGAACGCCAAGAAGGATGTCGCCGCCGCCGAGCGCGACATCGCCCTGGCCGTCATCGAGCGCCAGAAGCAGATCGACATCCTCAACGACAAGCAGGACGCCGAGGCCGTCGCCCTCCAGAGAACGTTCGATGTCTACAAGAAGTTCGGCCTCGTCGTCCCCGACGTTGAGACCGCCATCAACGCCGTCATCGACAAGATCGCCGCCAGCCTCATCATCGGCATCGATGCCAGTGGCCGCCAGATCATCAAGCCGCTCACCGGACCCCGCCTCCGGGGCTTCGAGGAAGGGGGCCTGGTGACGAGCCCCACGCTCTCGTGGATCGGTGAGCGGTTCAAGCCGGAGTCGGTCATTCCCTGGTCGAGCCCGAACCGGGTGTGGGAGCAGATGGCCAAGGCACTCCCCCACATGCCGCCGGTCGTCCGTCAGCGCCTCGAGCCCGTCATCCCCGGCTCCACGGTCTCCAGTCCCACCCACCTCAACCGGCCGGTGGCGGAGTTCGACTATGACCGCATGGCCAAGGCCATCGCCAAAGCCATACGGGAAGAGGGCCTCGGGGCCGACATCGACATCACCGTCCCGCCCGCCCCCGGGATGAGCGAGAGCCAGCTGGCCCGCAAGGTGGCCAGGGAGATGGGGCGGTGGATGCGTGGATAGTGTCGCCGGAGCTTGGGCCGCCCTTGAAGGGTCGGAGATTGTCAACGCGGCCCGCTGCCGGGCCTACCTGCTGGCCGGGTACGGCCCGCCCGGGCTCAAGGTGGAGGGTGAGTGCGACTGTCCCGAGGAACAGTTGCGCGTCCTGGTGGGCTGTGATGACGCTCCCTACAGCACTCCGGCCGACGACCTCGCCCCGTGGTACGACGCCGCCATCCCCGAATCGGCCGACTTCGCCGGGTTCTTCCCCACCTCCTTCGAAGGTCTGGAGTCGACCTACACCCGGGAGGTGACCGACACCCTCAACGGTGGCCTGCTCGGGCGCCTCCGGGCCGAGCCCCGGACCCTCGTCTGGCGGGGCCTCCTGTTCGGGCGCACCTGTTGCAGCGTGGCCTACGGCCTGCGCTGGCTGACTTCGGTGCTCCGCCAGGCCCGCTGCGGGGCGGAGTGCGGCGGCGAGAAGCTCGACATCCTGGTGTGTTGCCCGCCGCCGACCGAGGAGGTCGGCGGAGTCAACGCCAGATTCCACATCGCTCCCTCGGTGCCGAATGTCGGGGGTGGGACCTGGACGTTGAGCTACGGCGGGGATACCTCGGACCCAATTCCCTGGAACGCCGACGGCCCGGCGGTCTACGCCATCATCTCGACGCTCCCGTCCTTCGGGGGACCAGGAAACATCGCGCTGGCCGGGATGGGCGCCCCGGGTTGGTACAACTTCGATCTCATCTTCGTGAACGAATTGGGATCCCAGCCGATCACCGGGGTCACCGCAGACGGAAGCAACCTCACCGGCGCTAGCGCTCCGTACACCATGGACGTGACGATCCAAGTTCCGGGGGAGCACGGTACACCGGAGGTCGTCTGCGAAGACTGTCGCACGCTACCGACTCCCGGGCTTCCGGCCGCCGACGACGCCTTCCGCACCCTTTACAACGTGGGCCTGACCGAAGGTCCGCTGGTCCGCTCCCAGCGGGCCTCGTCGGGCCGGTGCGGGTGCTCGACCATCATGGAGGTCGAGTTCACCCTGGTGGCCGGCAACCCCCACTTCTACCGGGCCCCGGTGCTGCTGGCCGATGCGCTCTCCTTCGAGGTCGGGCTCTGCCCGGAGTGGCAGGTGGTCACCAGCCCGTCGGAGTGCGTCGTCTCCCCCGGTGTCCCCACCGACTGTTCCGAACCGACCTCCACCATCATCACCGACCCCCATTGCGCGGTGGCCACCTTGCCGCCGGTGTTCACGGTCGATGAGTCCTGCTTCTGCGATCCGCTCGCCCCGACCAGCGTCTGTGTCGACGTGCCTGCCTCGACCTTCGGCTTCGACTTCCAGGGGGCGCCGGTCTTTTCCATCTACTCCGGTAGTGACGCCCTGCGGGCCACCACTATCCGCCTCATCGAGAACCCGCTCGGTTCCGATTGCGATGAAGTCGGCTCCGATCCCTGCAACTTCTGCGAGTTCATCACCATCCGGTACTTCCCCGCCTTCTCCACGTTGACCATCGACGGGGTCAACCGGCGGGTGACCATCGAACTTCCGGGTGGAGACATCCAGTCGGGCGAGCAGTTCATGGTCGGCAACTACACCTGGCCATTGCTGGAGTGTGTCGATTACTGCGTTTGCGCCACGGTCGACGGGGCCACCGCCGCCGCCGATGCCACCTTCTCCCTCAGTGTGTACCCGCTGGAGATGTAGTGCCTCCGGGTCAGAACGCCAAGTTCTACGCCGCTCTCACCGCCTGGTACCCGGCCGGGTATCACATGTATGTCTCCCCGACCCCGTCCGGTGGCACCTTCACAATTACTTGGGAAGGCCAGACGACGGCCCCGATCAGCTGGACCCCTGGAATGAACAGTTCGATCATCCAGGCGGCGCTGGAGGCTCTGCCCAACATCGGCGCGGGCAACGTCCTTTTTTCGGTTATCACGAGCCCCGATCCCGGTGCCCCGGTGTGGAGCTTCGATTTCTACATCTTCTTCGTCAACGACCTGGGCGGGGACCAGCCTGCCCCGACGGCGGATGTGACCGGACTGACCGGCCCAGACGCGCCCTACGGCGTCACGGTGACGAACCGCTGGGGAACGTACCCCGGCCGGTGGGGGCCCGTCTATCCCAGTGGCGACCCCAGCCTGGCCGGGACGTTCACGTTCTCCTATGGCGGCTACACCACTGCGCCCATCGACCTTCTGGCCACCCCGGAGGAGGTGACCACGGCACTGGAGGCGCTGCCATCCACCGGGTCGGGCAATGTCGTGGTGACCGACTATTACAGTGACCTGGATGGCTGGCCCTGGGGCGGGCCGACTGATGATCCTTGGTACGACGGCCTCAAGATCGAATTCGTCGGCGACCTCGGTGAGCGTCCCATCACCGGCCTGGCGGCCGGTACCGACATCACCGGCGAACCCAATGGCCAGTACACCGGCCCGTACACGATCCTCATCAACACCCCCATCCCCGGGGTCATGGGCATCCCCGACGACATCTCCGGCGGGGCGTGGCCGACTCCTGATCGCAACCTCATGCCCCGCAAGGCCGGGCGGGGACGGTTGGGTTGCGGCATCAACGAGGCGTACATCACCTGGAAGTGCGGCACGCCCCGCTTCTGCCCCGTGCTCGAGGGGGCCGAGATCACCTGGGGTCGGACCCTCAACGACATCTCCGAAGCCGAGGTGGTCGTCCCCCTCTCCGGCACGGCCGACTCGACCTGCTGCGACTGCCTCGGTGATGTCGAGCCCTGGTGCCACGAACTGCACGTCGCCCGGGACGGCCAGGACGTATGGCTCGGACCCATCACCGAGATCGTCTACGAGTTCGACAAGGTCACCATCCGGGCCATCGACCTGCTGGGCTGGTCGACGGTGCGGGTTCCCGAGGTGCCCATCGACTACACCGTCACCACCGGCGCCGGGGCGGCCGACTGGACGACCATCGCCCAGGCGGTGCTCGACGTGGCCTTCGCCGAGGACGACCCCTGCCTGCTGCCCTACGTGTCGGCCAGCCTCACCGGCTACGTCGGCGAGCAGAAGTTCGCCCCCTACCAGGACACCGCCTTCGACCAGATCGACGCCCTGGCCGCGACCGGGCTCGAGTACACCGTGGTCGGCCGCACCGTCATCCTGACCTCGCCCAACGTGCCCAATGCCGCCATCGCCACCCTGCTCGATGAGCACATCGTCGGCGACGTGCAGTTGACCAAGACCGGGCTCCTCCAGGCCGACCGCTGGTTCGTCCACTACGAGAACGACGACACCGACACCCCGCCCGGGCCGGGATATCGGGAGGCGGCTAACCAGTACTGCTACGGGCTCATCGAGCGGATCCGTTCCACCGACACCGCCCTGGCCAACAAGGAAAGCGCCGAGGTGGTGGCCCAGGTCTACGTCGATGCCACCGCCATCGCCCCCCGGCTGCTGGAGATCCCTGACGGTTCCCAGCTGTCGCCCGAGACACCCTGGACGATCGACGCCATGATCCCCGGGGTGCGGGTCGATGTCGGGGTGACCCGGCTCTGCGTCAATGCCACCCAGAGCTTCCGCCTGACCGGGGTCCAGGTCCGTCAGACAGCCGCCGGAGCCGAAGAGGTCTCCGTCTCCCTCGGCCCGCTCAACGTCTTGTCGGAAGGCCTGTGATGCCGACCCCGAGCCTGCCCACCGGGGCGCAACCGGCCATCAAGGAGATCAGGGACCGGCTCCGGCGCATCGAGGCCCGGCTGCTCAACCTCGGGACCACCGGGGGAACGGGCCCCGCCGGTCCTACCGGCCCGACAGGGCTGACAGGTCCTACCGGCCCCGCAGGATCTACCGGCCCGGCGGGGGCGACCGGGCCAGCGGGCGCCGACGGGACGAAGGCCATTCCGCCCTTCTCCATGTCGGCATTGATCCTGGCGACTTCCGGCCGGTGGTATACCAGCGAGGACGTGCCGGTCACGACCGTCCGGGCTTCGCTGCGCCTGGCCGGGACAACGACGACAACGGCGGTGGTGATGGTGGACGGATCAGATGTGGCAACGGTCAGCCTCGGAAGCGGTGTGCAGACCACGACGACGGCTCTGGCGACCACGATCTTGACCGGGAGCTATGTCCAGGTCAGGACTACGGCTGTCGGCTCTGGAGCCTCCGACCTGACGGTCCAGGTGTACTAGCCATGAGTCTCCTGATCTTTGAAGGGTTCTCGGCTGGGGCCAACAGTTCCTCCGGGGCCGACGTTGGCTCCTTCTTCACCCCCAAGTGGAGTAGCGCCTCGCTGGAAGTCAATACGGGTCACGGTCGCCACGGAGTCGGCGGCGGTCCCAAGTTCACGACCATGCTCTCCAAGGTGTTCCCGGCGTCCCAGAAGGACACCAAGTTCATCGTCGGGTGCGCCCTGATGAACCCAACCGCGGGCGGCGCCGCTGGGCTCATCACCCTCGGTGGAGACGCTGGCGCGACCAGCCATTTGATGTTCGGCGCCACCGGCTCCGGTTCCATCGAGATGGCGGTGTATCGCGGCGGCTCGACTTCGGGAACCCTGCTCGGGACAACCAGCGGCGCCGGGATGAGCGCTAGCGGGTGGCGTTACATCGAGATTGAAGCCGTCCTCAGCGACTCCGTTGGCTCGGTCAAGATCTGGAGCGACGGCGTTCAGGTCCTGAACCTGACCGGGATCGACACCAGGAACGGTGGGACCGACGCCAATTTCGACTGGGTCAGCTTCAACCAGTGGATCAACAACATCGATGACCTCTACGTCCTGAACGGAGCTGGTGCTTCCAACAATTCTCGGCTGGGCGACGTACGCATCGTGGACGTGCTGGTCGACGGCAATGGGGCCTCCAGCCAGTGGACGGGCTCTGACGGCAACAGCACCGACAACTACCTCCTGGTGGACGACAAACCGGCTGTCGGCGCCAGCGATTACGTGGAAGCCGGAACCAGCGATCTGGTGGACACGTACACCTTCGGCAACGTGACGCTGACGACCGATGACCGGATCATCGCCGTGGGAGTCCACGCCCACGCTTACAAAGGCGACACCGGCTCGCGGTCGATTGCCCTACTGGCTTCCAGTGGCGGGTCCACGAGCACTGGTTCGGACCAGCAGCTGAATACGACGGCCTCCCTGGCGAGGACCTTCTACCAGCACTTCGAGACCGACCCGAACACCGCGGCGGCGTGGACCGAGGCGGGCCATAACGCCGCCGAGGTCGGGATCAAGTCGCGGCCGTGACCGTCGCTCAAGTTGGTTCGGTCTGGGCTGAAACCCTCATCCAGTCGGAGCCCAAGGCGCTCGTCCACGGAGTCTGGGTCGAAACACTCATCCAGTCCCGCCCGAAAGCGCTCACCCATAGCGTCTGGGTGGAGACCCTGGTCCAGTCCCGGCCCAAGGCTTTCGTCCATAGCGTCTGGGCCGAGACCCTGATCGGGCCAAGAAGCTCGGGCGGTTGGTCCGTCGGCGTCATACGGATGGGATAGGAGATGGGAGCAGACAATGGCGAGGTGTAACTGCACAGCCCGGTGCTCCTGCGTGTTGGAGGAGGGCGACAATGTCGACATCACCGGAGCGGGCACGACGGCGCAGCCCTACATCATCTCGGTCCCCGGCGGCGGGGCAGCCGGGGCCACCGGCCCCTCGGGACCAGCTGGCCCGACCGGGGCTACCGGACCGGCGGGAGCCACAGGACCGGCGGGTATCGTCGGCGACGCTATCCCGGTCTACGTCTGGGACGGCGTCACCGATTACGCCCTGAGCACCGGCCGCATCTTCGTCGGTCCCAACGACCCGGCCGGTGAAGGCTTCACCCTGGCCGACGGCGACATCTGGGAAGCGACGTAATGACGCGCTACGCCAGGTACGGCGGCTCCTGGGTCGACCTCTGCCCCGCATCGACGTTCCGCCTTCCGCCGGACGACCCGACGCTCCACCCCATCAACGCCACCTACGGCGACGAGATGGACTCGGTGCCGCTCGATGCCGCCTGGACGAAGCGCAACATCGGTACCTCCGAAGTGCTCGTCCCGGCCAGCACGTACTTCAGTGCCGGGACCACGGTGCTCTTCGACGCCCAGGGTGACGCCATCCTCCGCGCCGCCCCGTCCGGTGACTTCGAGATCGTGGCCGGGTTCAAGGGCGACGAGTTCGGCGGGATGACCGGCCTATGCATCCTCGACTCGATCGGGACCGGCGCGGCCTACAGCCCCTACAACGACGGCAACACGTACATGTGGGCCATCACCACCTACAACTACGCCGCCAGCGGGCCGAACAACGGGGCCCGCCCGGCGGCCAACATGGTCTACTGGCTCTCGCTCAAGAAGGTCGGCACCAACTACACCGGCCGGTTCTCCGCCGACGGCATCAACTGGACCGGGTTCACGTCCAACCTGTCGTCGGGGATCACCCCGGCCAAGATCGGCGTGCTGCGGGCGTTCACCTCCGGCGGCACCAGCGGAACGTTCACGATTTATCGCTTCAACGTCTATCCCAGCCCGACGTTCTACGTACCATGAGGGTAGGAACGCGGAATGGCCCGAAAGGATGTGGCCCAAGTTGAGTGCGTGCGTAGGTAGTTGCTTCGAGGTTGTCGACGGCGTCCTCCAGCTGCAGATCGACCCGGCCGGGGGGATCGCCTGCGGACCCAGTGGCCTGACCGCCTCGGCGGTGTCGGGGGACGCGGCGGCAGCCCAGGCGGCGGCTGACGCCGCCCAGGCCAGCGCCAACACGGCGCTTGACCGTGTCCCGAACAAGATCCGCTGGGGCTTTGTCAGCGGCACCCCCAACGCTTTCGGGACCTTCACGTTCGCCCACGGCCTCGGCGGGACGCCCGCCTCGGTGGTCCTCACCCCGTTCAACTCGGGAGCCGACATGCTCTGGCACCTGGCCGTCGAGAACTTCGACAGCGTCAACGTCAACGTCAAGGTCTACAAGACCGATACCAGTGGGTTCTTCACCACATCGAGTTTCGGCTGCTACTGGTTCGCCGCGCTGTGAGCGCCTACCCGTTCGTCCAGGCCCGCAACTATCGCAAGGGCGGCAACCTGCCGGTCAACCGGCTCGTCCTCCACTCGATGGAGGCACCGGAGAAGGGCGACACCGCCGAGGCGGTGGCCCGCTACTTCGCCAGCGGAGCCGTGGTGGCCAGCTGCCATTACATGTGCGACAACGACAGCATCGTGGCCGGTGTCCACGAGGAGGACACCGCCTACCACGCTCCGCCCAATGCCCACTCCATCGGCATCGAGCACGCCGGGTACGCCCGCCAGAGCGCGGCGGAGTGGGCGGATCCCTACAGCGAGGCCATGTTGCGGCGCTCGGCCACGCTGGCGGCCGACATCTGCCGCCGCCATGACCTACCCGTCACCTTCGTGACGGCGGCCGACCTGCTGGCCGGAAAGCGTGGCATCACCACCCACGTCGAGGTGTCGCGGGCATGGCGTCAATCCGACCACACCGACCCCGGGCCGAATTTCCCGATGGCCCACTACCTCGATCTCGTCCACGGAGCATCCGGCCCGACAGGGGTGAAGCCCATGTACAGTCCCGCCCTCGCCCTCGAGCCCATCGTGGCCGACCTGGCCTGCCCCACCGGCGGGGCCTGGCTGCTGGCGGCCAGCGGTGCCGTCTACGCCTTTGGTGGTGCGCCCTACCGGGGCTCACCGGCCGGGAAGGACTACTTCGCCGGGCGCAAGGCTGCCAGACTGAACCTGGTCGATGGTAGCTACCAGGTAGTGGCCGAGAGCGGCGAGTTGTACGGGCCGGTATTCCCGTAAGGAACGAGGAACGCAGATGTTCGAGGTCCGCAACGGCGCCAGCGCCATCACCTTCGAGGGGATGAAGGTGGCCCACGTCTCGGCCGAGCTTCCCTCCAAGCCACGCTGGACGGAGTTCGACCTCTACCTGACGACCTTCGGCGAGTTCGTGCTCCAGGGCGTGGGCCGCAGCCGGGTGCCGGGTGAGACCGACCGCCACTGGGCGGTAATCTCCGAGGACCCCATCGACGTGCTCGACTCCATTGTTGACAACAAGGCCTCCCGCCTGGCCAAGCGCCTGCTGGCCGACTCGTTGCTGGCCCTGCGTGACACCATGGTGAGCGCGCCATGAGCGAGCGACTAAGCGCCGAATCAGTCGCAGCCGCTCCAGAAGCGGAGAGCCTCGGGCGGCGCCCCTTTGGGCCAGCACTTCCCGCAGTCGTAGTGGTAGGCGGGCTCGGCGTGGGAGCCGTGCGGGCTGCTCGGCCAGCGGGCGTCGATGCAGCAGGTCTGTCCCTTGCGGCACTTCGGACAGTCGCACTTGTGGCGGTCGGCGCAGGCGGCATTGGCAGAACAGATCGGGCAGCATTCCAGGTGGGCCATGTCGGCGGGAACGTCGCCGCCGTGTTCGCAGATCGAGTCCCGCATGTGATCGATCTCCTTGCCGCAGAAGGCGCAGAGGTCGGTGCGGGCGTACTCGCCGAGGTACATGGGTCAGCTCTTCTTCCTGGGTTGGAAGCGGTCGGCCTTGAGGTGCAGGGCGCCGTCTCCGATGGCGTTGATGTCGAGGTAGGAGGCGAACGCTTCACGGATCGCCTCGCTGATCGGAACCCTTGTGCGCCAGGCGAGTTCCCGAATCTGGTCGAGGACTTCCTGGTCGATGTCGGTGGTTGCGGTGATCCTGAATGCCATGTGTCAAGTGTAACACATGAGTCAAGTGACTCACCCGTACTGATCGACGGTGAGATCGCGCCATGAGCGAGGGCGATTGGCTCCGCCAGCTGAGTGACGCCGAACTGACCGCCGTCGTCCACGAACTGGAGGAGCGGGCCGAGCAGTTCTCCATGACCACCCGCCAGGTCGTCAACGACGAGTTACACCGACGCAAGCTCCCCTTGCTGGGAGTGGGGAAGTCGAGGCACTGATGACCTCCGGCGAGCGGATCTTCGTGGCGGGCTGCGCCCTGGTGACCTTCGCCGTGGTCGGCGTGGTCAACCTGGTGGCCGGGGCCATCATGGCCGCCTTCGTCGCCCTGCTCATGTGGTCGATGCTGTTGGCCCTGCCCGACGAGGGGCGAGATAACCGGTGACCCGTCCGGCCGACCTCGATGAGAGGGTGCGGCTGGCCCTGGAGGAAGAGAACAGCGGCAACCCTCATCAACGCCGCCATGCCATCGCCGACCGCGCCCTGGAGGCCCTGATGCGGCCGTTCCTGGGCGAAGGGGACGAAGCGGGGCAACTGAGTTAAGGGAGGGGTTGATCTCCCGCTCCAGTCCTGTATAGTCATGGACATGACAAGCATGGAGCTTCAAGAAGCGGCCAGGGCCTATGCCCGAGAGGTCGAAGCCCGGACGGACATCACCCTCAGCACGAAGAACACCTACCTGGTCCACGTCAATCGCTTTGTCGAGTGGTACCGGGTCAAGAGTTGGAACGACGAGAAGGTCCCTCGGTGATTTGGAAGGCCGAGCGCGGTGTGCGGCCTGTCTACGGTAAGTGTTGGCTACATACTGGTTATTGCGAAAACGGATACGGTCGAGTGGGCTTGGGGAGAATTCACCGTGTTGTGTTCATTGAATTTGGTGGAGAGATTCCCGAAGGCTTCACGCTCGATCATCTTTGCCGAATAAAGAACTGCTACCGGCCTAACCACCTGGAACCAGTTCCCCTTGCTGAAAATATCCGGCGGGGACTTACGAGGACGCACTGCCGTCGTGGGCATCTTCTCGCTGGTGACAACTTGATTCACCTCAAGAATGGTAAACGTCGCTGTCGTGCATGCATGCTCGAATATGGATTAGTCAGCCGCCGTCGAAAAGGCGCTGGAACAAAATCGGAAGCAGCCCACAAGCGGACCCGCGAACAGGGCCGATTCACAAAGGAAAACTCATGAAACTAGTGCCTTTACGTTGCTCGTTCTGCGGCGAGACCTGGGTGGGCGCCACCACCATGATCGGCAAGTACTGCGACCAGAACACCGGCCGCCTCGCCGGTGCCCCCGGCGACGTTCACCAGTGCGACCCCGAGGAACTGGAGCGGGACATCGACTGGGACGTGGAGGTTTTCTGATGACTACCGAGTACGCCGAAACTAGTGCGGTCCTCCTCGTTCGCGACCGAGGTCGTTGGCGGGTCACCGTCGGCCAGGAGGAACGTGACCCGGTTGGCGGATTGACGCACCAGGAAGCCAAGACGGAGGTCGAGAAGCGCCTCGGACGCCACTTCGATTGGAAGCGCGTCCAGGGCATCGGCCCCGAGAGTTGGTCGGGTACCCCGCCCCAGTTCGACGGGACGACGGCGTGATGTACGGCGACGTGCTTCCCGCCACCACCTGCCCGTCCTGCTGGCAGCGCAAGGACGACCTGACCAAGTACTACTGCACCCCCTGCCAGACCGAGTTCAACCGGGACTACATCGAGCCCCACGGCCCCCACTGCTGCGAGGACCTGACCTGCCGCCTGTGCTTTGCCCAGACGGGCGACGACGACCACCCCGACTTCGACACCGACGACGACTACGACGAGCCCTACGGGGACGACGACTTCCGGAAGGACGTAGGGCTGTGAGCGAGAACATTGCCCCCGGCGACATCGACGTGACATGGAACACGTTCGGCGATGGCGACCACATCAACATCTACCAGGGCGTGAAGCGCGGCATCATGCCCGTCATCGTGCTGACACCCGACCAGGCCCGCCGGGTGATCTCCCGCCTCACCGCCCTGCTGGCGGCCGGGCCGCCCCCCGTCGAGATGGAAGACGAAACCCTGGAGGAAGCGAAGTGACCACCCGCCCCGTTCCCAACGCCCCCGAGCGCAACAAGGCCGCCCTGGCCCGCGCCAAGGCCGACACCTACGAACTGGTGGTCTCCGACCACGGCATGGCCGAGGCCAGGGCCGTGCGCCCCGACGGCTCCTGGTACCAGATGTGGGCCTCCGCCGGGGGCTACATCGACGGCTCCCGGGAGTACCCGCTGGTGGCCTTCACCTGCCAGTGCAAGGGCGGGGCCAGCGCCGTCTACGGCATCACCCCCTGCAAGCACACCGCCCTGCTGGCCGAGGCGCTCTACGAGCGGGGCGCCATCACCATCGACACCGACGGCGCCTACGTCATCACCGAGGTCGGCCTGGGCGCCACCTCCACCTACACCCTGGCCGAGCTTCTCCTGCCCTACGCCACGGCATAAGACATGACAGATAACGCCGAATACGTCCTGCCTGACGAGGACGACCTGACCCACTACATGCGGGCCGTGACTCGCCTGAGTGCCGAGAACAAAAGGCTTCGGCGGGAACTGGATGACCTGAAGAACGGGACGCACCCGACCCACCGATTGGTACGTATCGACGGCTCGGGTGCTGGTGGGAGCATGGGCGAATGATCGACCACGTCGCTGCCGTCGCTTACCTCGAAGCCCTCGCCGTCGAATTCGAGGAGAGTGTTCTGGGTGGCGCCCACCCGGAGAAGATCGCTGCCCGCCTCCGAGAGATAGCCGAACTGATCGACGGATTACCAATCGCTCCTACAGACTGATCGCCGCCCGCTGGCGCGACCACCACTCCGCCTCCGCCTCGAGCACCTCGAGCGGGGGCGGTGTCGCGTTCCGCCGGGCCCGGTCGCGCTCGCGCTTGGCGGCCAGGTGGGTCGAGCGCAGGGCGTCACAGGCCCCGCAGCCCGTCGGGCGCCAGTTGCCCACCCGGCCCCACAGCTGGGCCGGGTCCTCGTTGCGGCGACAGCCCACGCACACCCCCCGGCGCAGCGACGAGCGCTGGCCGTCGGTCAGCCCAGCGTAGATGCCGTGGGGGACGCGGTCGGTGCCGTCGGTCCTCACCCCGTAGTCGAGGCACTCCCGGCGCACGGGGCAGGTGATGCAGATATCCCGCACCCGGCCCATCTCGAATGGGTCGGGGTCGCGGTCCTCGGGGAACCACCAGTCAGCCGGATAATCGGCGCACGCCGCTCGGACCACCCAGGGTTCGCTCACCGGGAGACCACCGTACCGCCCGGTACCGTACCCTGGTCAAGGGGTTCAGAGCCTCTTGACGAGATAGATGGCCAACAGGATCAGCACGACGACGATCAGGATGGTGATGATGTCGCTGCCGATGACGATCTCGGCGGTCATCGGGGAGCCGATGTCAGGTCGGCCCGCAGGCCTTTGATCTCGGCGATGACCTCATCGAGCTTGGAGATCAGGCGGTCGAAGTCCTCATCGAAGATCTTCTCCACCTCGGCGATGTCGGGGATCTTCGGCAGGAAGCCCACGGCCTAGCCCTTTGACTCCTTGATGCCCCGGACCTTGTCGGCCAGTTCCTCGGTCAGCCGACCCAGTTCGGTCAAGTTGTCCCCGGCCCACTCCTCGCCGGTGCCGACGGCGTCGATGATCATGCCCAGCATCTGGAGGACGATCTCCGGGCCCATGGTGCCCATGCTGGCCAGCCTGCTGAGGATGTCGCTCATTCCGGTTGCTCCTCTTTCTTCTTGCGGTCCTCGAAGCTGCACGTGGCCCCTGGCATGCAGATCTGGGGGTCGAAGTTGAAGGCGTCGTGGACCGGGCTCTTGTCAAAAGACGGGCAGATGTACTTACAACCGGCGCCCTCGTAGTCCTCCCGGCGGCGGTTGTGGTTGCCCTGGCCGCCGTAGTCGGAACAGTCGGCCGACCCGTTGCCGTCGTCGTAGCCGCCGCAGCGGGAGCGCTCGTGGTAGGCGTGGGCCGGGGAGGCGGTCAGCAGGCTGGCGGCCAGTGCCGCCCCGATCAGGATCCGTCGCTTCATGTCGTCCTCATTTCCGAAGGAAGTGCAGGACCGCCCAGACTATGAGGACCAGGATCACGAAGCCTGAGAGACCGGTGAAAATCGTGTCGTTGTTGTCCCCGCAGGCGGCGAGGAGCGCCAGGGGAAGGGCCGGGGTGACCAAGCGTGCGTTGTGCATCAGGCACCTCCTGCGCCCAAGTCTCCCACAGGACCGGCCACCGCCCCGACGACGCGGCCGGTGGTCGACAGCACGTCACCCACCACCTGGTTCCCGGCCTGGACGACGGTGTCGGTGGTCCCCACCACCTTGGTGACGACGCCTCCGGCCGTGGTGGTCACCAGGCCGGGGGTGGGGAGGAAGGCGGGGATGGTCCCGTTCGTCTCGAGGTAGTTGTGTAGGAACGAGACGACCGTCCCCCAGACGACCATGACCGCCGCCGCCGCTTCGGGGCTGAGCCCGTGGGCGGCCAGATCGACCAGGGCGGTGAGCCCCCCGGCGGCCACCAGCCGGACGAGCGTACGGCCCGCCTTACGCAGGCCCCGGGACATGGCTGGCTTCATGACTCCCCCCTCACTTGATCCGGCGTCGCTCGAATGTCAGGACCAGGCGCAGGCCGTGGAGCCCGAGCAGGCCAGCGGCCAACTCGGCCAGCGCCCCGGCGTTGAGGGCGTCACCGAAGTGGGCGACGGCATAGCCCGACCCCGCCCCGCCGTAGAGCAGGTAGCTGAGGGCGATGACCCAGACGTGGTGGGGCAGCAGCCCGTCCCCATCGGCCGCCCGGCGATGGGCGTCCCGGTAGGACAGAACGATCCACACCGCCATGGTCATGACCCCGGCGTAGGCCATCACGGCCGCGATGCGGACGATGTCGGCCACCCATTCGACCTCAGCCACCGGGATCGTCCCTGCTCACGATGTGACTTTCGGCCCTGTGCCCAGCCGGGCCGGTAGCCGATGGTTGGCGCATGAACTTCCTCCTGTGCGCCATGCTCCTCATCACCTCGATCGGCTCCGGCATGTTTTCCTGGTCACAGCTGCGGTGATGTTCGTCGCCCTGTTCGTCGTCTGCCTCGCGGTCACGGTCTGGCTGTTCACCTGGTCCCAGCAGTGAAAGCCCGGGTGGCACAGGCGTTGAGGTTCTCCTCGCTGCGATCGGCCGGTGCGATCAGCAGCGAGCAGTTGATGGCCCCGAGTAGGCCCTTGATGATGGTCATGCCGGTGTCGGGGCCGCACTGGACCGGGTCCCGTTGGGCCACCGGGGCCTGGATGCAGCCCCGGACGTAGTCTCCTACCACCTTGGCGTCCTGGGAGGCCTGCTGGATCTGGGCGCCCTGGCGGTGATTGGCGCTGGACTGGGCCAGGGTGGCGAGCGCCACGGCCAGAACGATCATCAGCGGGCTGATGACGGCCACGATGAGCCTGACCCTCCCCCGCCGTTCTTCGGCGATGGCGGCGGCCACCAGTTCCTGCATGCGCTGCTCGGGGAGGGACTCCCCCATCTGCTCGGCCAGCACGCCGACCGCCTCGTGGAGGGCGCGCAACTCAGCGGCCAGGTCGGGGGGCATCGTCCTCCTGTCCGGTCCCTGATAGGTCATCGGGTACCTCCCCCGGCAGTTCATCCACGGCGGCCTCCAGTTCGGTTAGGGCGACCTGGATGCGGTGGATCAGGGCGCGGGCATTGGCCTTGACTGCCGCCACCTCAACGACCGCCTTGGTGAGGTCGGCGGGGTCGGGGTCCGGGCGCTTACGAAACACCACGGCTGCCTTCGTTCTCCCGGCGGATCCGCTGGAGTTCGGCCCACTGGCGCTCCTTGACGACCTGCTCCTGCTGGTCGAGGAGGACCTGGATCCGCTTGAGCACGTCGCTCACGTCCTCGAGCAGTGGCACGAGGCGCTTGTCGATCTCCGCCAGGGTCGGCAGCACCTCTTTGTGGTAGACGGCCAGCATGGTGTCGATGAGCGCCTGCTGCTGCTTGTCGCGGTCGTCGGCCCGCTGGAACTCCCGCTGGACCGACGGCTTGGCCCACAGCACCCCGAAGATCAACAGGACGACCACGGCCCCGGCCACTCCGGCCTGGGTGAGGATCAGCTGGATGGGATCGAGGGTGGTCTCGGTGCCGAGCACGCCACCATCATCCCCTGAAACGCCCCTGTCAGGTGCTGAGGACCCTCCGGCAGCGCCCGCAGTCACCGTCGCGCCCGAAGCCGCCCCGGACCTCCATGGCGACGGAGGCGGTCCGGAGGCGGGTACCGCACACCGCCCGCTGGGCCAACGTGCCGTTCCCGTCGGTGCGCGCTGCGTGGAGCTTGCCCGCCTCTCTGGCCTGAACGCGATACAAGCGGTTCGTCCTCATGTTCTTCTTTCTCTATGACGGAGGAAAGTTTTCACTATATACGGTTCCCGAGATACACCGATATATTGGCGGTAGTGAGTTCGAACCGAGAACGGCCGCCGGAGGCGATCCCGGCGGCCGTTCCTCATGGATCGGGCCAGAGCCGGAGCACGTGCTCGCAGGGGTCCCCTCCCCCTTCCCAGGCGGCCTCTTCCTCTTCGTTGCGGGGAATCCCGTCATGGGTGGCGCAGGTCGGCAGGGAGCACCAGCTCTGCACCACGCCGTACTCCACTCACTCCTCGAAGGTCACCCGAAGGTGCGCTGGACCGGCATGACCCGCTCGGCCAGGGCCGACTTCATCGATGCGGCATCCTCGGGGGGCGGGTCCTCGGCCCGCTCGGGCAGGACGTAGACCCCCCGCTGGACCTTGTGCAGCGCCCCCCGCTTGGCCAGCTCGGCGGCCACCCTCGACACCACAGCGTTGTTCATGCCTAGCGTCCAGGCCATCCCGCCCACCGAGTGGGCGCCGGGGTTGGCCCGCACGTAGTTCATGATCCGCTGGGAGTAGGCCGAGTCCGACCCCTTGAAGCGGGACTCGAACACCCGGGCGGCCTCCGGCGGCGGTAGGGCCGTGAGCGCTACCAGGCGCACCCGGTCGGCCGGGAAGGTGTGGAAGCGCTCCTCGTTGCGCCGACCGCCGAACACGGTGATGCCGTCCTCCACGGCGGCCTGGAACTGGAAGGAGCCTTTCTCGTGATGGACGACCACCGGGGCGCCCCGCTCGACCTTGTCCCAGTCAACGATCCCCTCGGGGTCGGAGATGCCGTACACGTATTCGATCCAGCCCACCGCCCCCGACGACAGGCCCCGGCCGAGGGCGGCGGGGCCGCGGCGTTCGAGGCGCTCGACCGACGACGGGCTGATCTTGTAGCCCGCCCGCTTGGCCATGGCCGACACGTCGGCACGACTCAGTCCCAGATCGAGGCGGGTCTTGAGGTAGGTCTCTCC